TATTGTAAGATTATGGGGAGCTGGTCATGTAGAGAATGGTAATATCTTAGACTATATCCATTCATTCCAATTACCAGAACCAGATCAAATCAAATACCTAATAGAAAATAGTTATAAGGTTTCTAGGAAACCAATTATTAGAAAGAAAACAGATAGTTGGTTGACTTCCAATATTGAGATGAGAAGGCTATACAATATCAATCCAAACGTAGATGAAGAATATTATGAGAACTGCTTCCGTAATTATACTAAGTATTTTAGAGAAGCAATTATAACAAATCCAATTCCTTTATTTGTAGCTTCTATTATCGATCCAGACTTCTTATTTGGATTGATCAGAGAATCTGAGATTCAAGCTGCTAAGATTGTTAATGCTCAAAAATATGATGACATTGCAGCTCTTAGAAAAGATGAAGATATGTTTGATGAGTTCGTCAAAGTATTTACAGTCTTTGAGGAACAAGTGAATGAAATGTATGCTCAAGAAGGAGCATTTGCATTTACTAAAGATCTTAGAAACTCTATGGAATTCGTTCCATCTGGTAGTGTGTCTATGATGTATAGAACTCATAAGGCTGCTATGGAAGATACAAAGGCGAATAAGTTCTATAAACTTATTAGCGAAGACGATGTTATTGCAGACTTATCTATGGTATCTGATTATACCGATAATGGATTAGTAGAGAATGATAGACAAGAGATCTTTAAATATATTGATAAGAAATCTCTTCCTACATTCTTAACAGATATGGTTACAAAGGAAGATGGGTCTAAGGTTCAATCTGATGCATATAATGCAGTTATGATTAGATTAAAAAGAATCATTACTTGTCTTAAAGTAAACTTCCCAGACATGTTTGATTCTAAAGATAAAATGATCATAACCAAACCATTTTATATGGATGAGAATAGATTCGCTTTATATAGTAAAGTAACTAATGAAGTTATTATTGCTACTAATGATAGAAAGATCTATATCATGAGCCCTAAGAATGCTATCGATCTTTATAAGTCCTTATATAATACAAAGGTACTTTTAGATCCTAAAGAGATTCCACCAGAATGTTCTCCAGCAGCTCCTAGAATGAAACTAATTGGTGAAAAGAATGAAAATGTTCCACCAGTAGTTTCTGAGCCTATTCCAACTGGTAAACTAGTCAATGAAACTTATCAAACTCCTCAGTATGATAATGTAATAGGCGGTTCTGGAATACAGGTTGATGAAGATGGTATGATAGGAATTAATATCTCCAATTACGTTGAGTAATAGAAAATAACAAGAAGTCTGACCTCTAAATAACTAGAGGTCAGATATTCTGTTTTGAAAATTATTTGAGGGTGAAGGGGAGATATTTTTTATGCTACCAGCGGATGAAAGACGTATGAAAGAGGTCGTGTTATTATATAATAAAGTTCAAGATAAGATCATGTTCTTAGGAATGAATGCGATTCTTAAAATGAACGTGGTTCTATATACTGGCGGATATATGGATCCAAATAAAGGGAAGAAATATTATTATGGAGAAGTAAAATATACTGATGATGAAGGTCTTAATAAAAAGAAGATAAATAGAAATTTTGATGCTTATCTTACTATAGAAAATATCAAACCTACAGAAGCTGGTACAAAAGAGAATATTATAATTAGAGGTGCTCAATTAGAATTAATGAGATTAACCTTACTTCCAACTTTAGAGAAGATCGTATTGCAACCAGAATTGTTTTATGAGTCTAGAAATAAAAAATTATATTTGGGAGAAGCTCCAGCAACTACTATAGAATGTGGTAATAATAAGTTTCTATTATTTGCTCCAGGTATTCATAAACTGTATAATGAAGATCTACAACCTTGTGTAGATCTATATTTAAGTAATGAAACTAATATATCTAGTATGAGTTTCAATACTGTTTTACAGTTTATGAATTTCATTAGAACCTTTTCTATTTATCAGTATGCTTGTACTATGATAAACTTCTTACCAAGACCAACTCCTGGATATAATATGTTTGATATGAGCATTCCATCTGAAGCTCCATCTTACTTCGATACACACAAGAACAAGAGAATGCAGTAATTGCATTCTCTTAATTTCTTTTTTGATTATATACAATAATTGTGATCATAATAATTTTAAAGTTTAAAGATATATAGAAGAGAGATAGAAAGGATATTTCTATGGATCATATTGATATTCTAAGAATGATTGTAACCGCAATCATAATGAATTTGGTTAGAATACTAATCGATTTCATTGTTATGAAAATCAAAAAGCATCTGTGATTAACATCCATTTCTATTGGATAAAGGTAAATACCTCCATTGTATATAATCAGTGTTTCATTTACCGATCTCTTTTCTATATATCTTTATAAATAAGTTATATACATCATTATCTATTATTTTTTTAGTTAATCGTCATCATTGCTGGTTGGTTTCTATTAGCAGCAGATACAAATGTATTATCTAGCATTTCTACGATCTGTTGTCTATCTCTAGCTTTTTCTTCTAATGAAGATAGTTTCAAATCCACATTAGCATATACTGTTTCTAAGTTATCATACATTTTTAATTGTTCATATAAGAATGTAGCAACGTCAGCTGTAGCTAATCTTTCAAATGTCTCCATTTGAGTAGGAGGGATAGTTTTAAGATTATCAGCATGCTTTACAAATAAAGAGATAGGAACTCTTTGGAATTTGGTTAAGAATGAAGCAGAGATAGCTACGTTTAATTGTATCTTATTGGGTGGGATCCATTCTACATAAATACCATTAGAGAATGCAGATACATGATCGGCCATCATAGTAATATCAGCATAGGTTCCAAAGTCTACAGAGCTAGTCATCATATCATAAGTATTTACACCGCCATATGTAAGACCAGGGAAATGAGCAGACCATCTATGCCAGTCAATATCTCCACAACCTAGAATAGTTTGACTTTCACAAATAGTTTCATCAATTAACCAATAATCACCTTTTTGATTTTCTGGTCCTAATGTATAAGGAACTTTATTTGGAAAGTATCTTGAGAATGTATCTAATGTTTCATTACAGATTACATCTCTAGCCCATACGTCTTTAGAGAGATAATCTGGTAAATTCATTTGACTAGTACCTAAACGTCTTTCAATCTTGTTAAGAAGTTTAGTCATTTCATTTGCCATTGGCATATATTTACACTTCCTTTCTTACGGAATATTTTCTATTATCCTAATGTGGAAAAGCTACTAAATGAAAAAAAATAAAGACTAATCAAATGATTAGTCTTTATATGCTGGAATCTCACCATGATGGTTGAGCTTCCAATCGGTATTAGCTTTAGCTTGGTTCCCTTGATCAATAACCTTTTGTTGTTGAACAGCTGCAGCCTTTGCTTCTGCTTCTGCAGCCATTTGGTTCTCGTGCATATTCTGCACAACTCCAATAGCTACTACAAGAACCATACCAATCATAATCAAAGTGTATTTGTTAATTAAAGCTTTCATTTTTAAATCTCCTTTATAAGTAATATATTATATATTCACCATTATAGTATACAATCGAAAATCAGAACTTTACCAAAATATTAAAAGGTAAGACTTTAATATAAATCTAATATAAGTATATTAATCATTCCAGGAGGTAATCAAAATGGAAGATTGGAAAATTAGACTGATAGATGAGCATATTGCGCTCAAAGAACGTATTTCTAAATTAACTAAATTCTTAGATGAAAATAAAGATCATGAAGACTTTGATATTCTTAGTAGACAATTGGTTGCTATGATGGATTATCTAAAAGCTTTAGAAGAAAGAATTAAAAAACATTGTCACTAAAATATTCCCCATAGCTGTTATAGCTATGGGGTTATTCTTATCTTAAAATTTCAATGCCATAAATAATACGGTTAGTTTACATTTCTTAGATTTCTTATAGATATCATACTTGACCAAGAATCTATTAGCACCTTGACTATTTAGTTTATCTCTAATCTCCATAGTAGTAACATCGCCTTTAGCTATATTGAGCATAGATTTATTTATATAGCTCATATACTCAAAGTTTCTATTTCCATTAGAGTCTTTGAATGTAAAAGCGAATATGCCATCAGACGCTTTGAAGTTATTCATTATATTTTGAAATTCTTCATCAGAATCTAAATCATAATCCTTTAAAACTACTCTACTACACTGATCTTCAAAAGCATAGAATGAATAATAATCTACATACTTCAAAACTTCTGTTGCTGGAATAGTATTCATTTGTGCAAAGATATCTTGTTCTGTTGTAATAACCTTATTTGTATGAGGTTGTCTTTCATTATGAACTACATGCTTTGTTTGAGTCTTAATATAATGACAAGCAACGAATGGTTGTCCATTCATATCATATCGCTTTAAACCAAGAATAAGATTATCAGTTTCCAACCCATTATCTTTAATAGACTTAAAGAATGGATTTAGATCTTTAGATAAGAATGCAATATTGTGTAATCCTAAATCTCTAGGAAGGATGTGAATCTTATCTTTTATCTTTTCAAAATATCCTATAGTAGCTACAGAGTTAAAACTTATACCGCATATAGAAGTATCTGGAGATGACTGCAATAACCATGCTGGAATAATAGATATTTCAGACTTTAGGTTTTTAGACTCATCTAATGCTGCATAGAGATTAGTAGAATCTATAGTGATTTCAAATATTCCATTATTAATCATTATAATTTTTCTCCTAATCTCATAATCATACCATCTACTCTATTTTTAACCCATTCAGGAATAGGTCTTTGAACTCCTATTACTCTATTTGGATTTATTAGATTAACAACAGATCTTCTATTATCTGTAATTTGTTTAAACTCATTAATATCTTGCATACACTCTTCTACATTTGCCAATCCTACCCATCTATGGCAGAACTCAATATAGTTATATGATGCTAGATTCTCTGTAAATGTACCACCAGTACTTAGTTTCAAATAAGCTGGATCTTGGAATGGTGCATCATCAATAAAGATCTTACCTACTTGAGTATTTGGAGCCATATTAAATTCTTGCATCAAAGATGGATATAGACGTTTGTAGTCAAAGTCATTGCCATTGTTAAATTTAGATATATAAATACCATTTGCCTTAACACGGTTCTTATTACTTATCTTAGTAGCTTCTGCTACGAATGCACCAGCAAACTTCTCTGTAGGTTTCTTACCAAATCTATTTACGTTATTACCCATAATAACACCTTCATGGTGTTTATAGAATTCGGCACCTTTTGTAGATAGATAGTTTGTTTGTCTAAAGATCTTTTGATATGGAGTATTCATTTCAATTACGTTGTTAAACATGTATTTGAAATCTTCTGTTTGAGCTTCAATACAAGCCTGAACAACAACGTCAATGATATTATATAACCAGAATGTATGGAAGTCGATATAAGGAAGTTTACCAATATCTGTAGTGATATCATGATAATCTAATTTTCTTACACCACATTCTAATCCACCAACAAAATCCAATGCATAAGAGTCAATAGCTTTTTGACCTTTACGTCTAGATGCATAAGATACCATTTGATCTAGATATACTGTTCTTGAAGAAATGAATGAATAATCACCACGTTCTTGAGGATCATTTTGATTCTTCTCATCTACAAAATACTCACAGAACTTGATAGGAATATCTTGGTCACAAATAAGATCTTTAGGGTCTATATTATTGGCTTCTAGTCTAGCTATAAGAGATGGAAGGTCATATGCGATATTATATGCCGCTGCAATATCTGGAGATAATTCATGTACTAGATTAAAGAAAGCTATAATCATTTCAGCTTCTGTATCAAAGAATCCTGTTGATAATCCTACATTATCTAATTTATATTTTGATACTTTCTCTTTAGATCCCAAATCATATTCTATGAAATCTCTAACCTCTTCAGTATATTTATTGAAGTCTTCTTTCATCCCATTTTCTAATTCTTTAATCTGTGGGTTATTTGGATTTCTCAAGATGAAATTATATAAAGTATTTGTCTTAGTAAAGTATGCAGTAATAGCATTTACAGGACATTCACCAATTGTGATTACATCTGGATTTAATGCATTGATAATATCAGATTCAATATCAAAGAACAAGATATCAATATTACATACAGGATTTTGATATAATTCTGCAAAGACACTACGAATATAATTTAAGATATTCATATCTGCAGAGAATGCTCTTGGATGAGCGAAGAATGCATCATTCATTCTATAATTTCCAGAATACATATTTTGTTTATAAAGATCTTCATTCCCAGTCTCTACTGCTATAGACTTTTTAATATCTTTATATTTACAAGTTACTGGATCTACTTTCTCTCTTTCAATAAAGTGAAGATTGTAATCTGTTTGGTATTCCTTCTTCAATAAATACCAAGTATATTCTGGTTCGTAATATACTCTAAATTCTTTTTTGCCAGTTTCATTATTTTTAAATATGATAATAGCAAAGTCTCTATCAAATCTACCAGTAGCTTCATTTCTAGTTGGTCTTTGATAGAATACGTTCATTATTGTTAAATTGGATCCCCTAGGATAACCAATTACCTCTTCTAAAGTCATTTATTTCCTCCTAATATTCAAATTCTATTATAAGTAAGTCTCCGAAATTCTCAAAATGAAATCGGTATGGGAATAACCCCATACCGACTCTTATTATATGATACCAAGACTCATCATAAGAACTCTAACAGCTAAGAATGTTGAGCTTATAAATAATACTCCCTGTATTATAAAGCATAATATTCCTATAGGAATAAAGTACCATTTTATTACTATTATTTCTTTTCTACCAAATCCGCATATTTGTCTGATAGCACACTTCAATGCAACAGATACTACTGATATCCCATAGAAATATAATAAAGGCTTTTCAATATATTCTTCAAAATGAAGTTTTGGTAAGAATATTAATGCCATTGTTATGACTAAGCATACAGTCCAATAGAATTCAGAATAATTATACCACCAGCTACTCACAACATTTCCTTCTTGCTTTTTCATTATAACACCCCTCAAAAATATAAAATAAATATTCTACTTATAGTATATATAAAGATTACAACCTCTATACTACAAGAAAAAATAACTCCTAGTCTATAAACCTTTATAGAACTATTAAAAGTACCATACCTTTGTAAGGTATCAATACTATCACTAAATATAATCCCTACAGTCCCTATTAATATAATAAAGATTGTTCCTAATATTCCTATATCATCTGTTATCATTAACCCTATTATATTTAATAGAGTGATAATTGCAAAGAATAATAAATGCATATTTCTATCTCCCCTTGATAATATAGTGCATTAATAATATTACAAAGAAGTCAAATAGATATATACACAATTATAGTATACAACTGAATAGTTATTTTAAAGGTTCTGACAGGTTAGTAAATAATTTTCCCATGATATTATAGAAAATATAAGGAGTTGAACTCTTATGGCTAAAGAAATAGTTACATTCGTCACTGTAGAAGACGATCATGATGAAGATAGAACCTATGGTTTTAGTTCTAATAATGTAATAGATGAAAGTAAAGTTGTAGAAGCTGAGATTATCGATTCTACAGAACAAAAGATCTCTAAACGCAGAGGTCCAGGAAGACCTCCTAAAGACGGCGCTAATGTAATCACTTACACAAACTTTGATGATGATGGAAAGAAGAAATCTTCTGGTAAAGGGTCTGTAGTAAAAGAATTTGAAAAGGGCTATGCTGATAATAGCAAACTCTTATATGGTGCTATTGCTCAAACTGAAATGATTTACAATAGCATCGAAGATGAATTGAATCATTTCAGAGCAAATAGAACGTATGGTGGTAAGATGCGTCTTCAGCATATGTCTAACTTTATGAATACCCAAGTAACAGTATTGAATACTAAGATTGCTGCTGTTAGAGAACTTAACTCTACCCGTAATAAAATCAATGATCTTGTTCTTAAAAGAGAACAACAACTCAAAGACGTTAAAGATGAAAATTCTGATAAAGTTATCACTGATGCATACTATGCATTGCTTAACGCTCCTAGATATGGATTACCTACAGTTGGTCAAGCATTAGCTCCTCAATCTATCAATACTGGTGTAAATCTATCTGGCAATATTATTGAGACAGCATCTGTTGGTAGTGGTGTAGCTCCTACAACAGTTAATATGAGTGATATCGTACCTGCAAATGCTAATAATATTATACCTGCAAATAATGAAGATCAAGCATTTAATGATTATATTGGAAACCTAACTCCAGTACAAAGAAAAATGATCTCTGAAAAAGATCCTAATATTCAAACAGTAGTTATTTATAATCAAGCTACTGGTACAAAATACTTTGATGTAGTAAATGTACAAACAGGTCAATCAGTTCCTGGTATACAAAGACCTGGTGAGTTCTTATTAGATGATATGAGAATTGACCAAAGAAATGGTAGAGCGGTAAACTCTAATGCTAATATGAGTTTCCCTCTAGTAATTGTTGGCTCTAGAGCTATGGATGAATTATAATAAATAGACAAAGATATGGAGTAAGGGATAATCCCTTACTCCAATGATTTTATAAAATACTGTATTTAGGAGATTCGGTGACATCTGATCCGTAATAAATATAGAATCCATATCCTCTAGATTTGTATTTGTTAGCAAAACAGATTAGATCATATAATTTACCAGGTGTTACTGCGATAGTGGTATAAGGAACATCTTCATTTCTTTTTCCACCATTAACGTATGTATCGAATGGTATTATTCCAAATGATAATTTATCTGTATCAAACCAGTTATTATATTCAATATCACTCATACCAATACCAGTAATAACTAAGTCCTTAGCAGCAAAATGATTAACATCATCTTTTCCAACTTTATAATGGAGGCCTTTTACGTTTAAATGTGATACCTCACCGCCATCCCAATCACTTGAGATACCACCAGCCTTATCAGATCTATCATTTCTCAAATCATAGTTTTCTCTATTATAAAAATCAAAATCATTATTTATTGTTTTGAGTTTTTTAATACCATTACTAGCATTTCTTAATGGACTTCTTTCATCACTATCAAAATGCCATGTAAAATATACTCTTACTTTAGAAAGCTCTTTAGGGAATCTAATTTTCTTTCTACGAGTACTAGCTTCTGCTTTATGATCATGAATATCATATAAAAGTTTACCACCCTCTGGAGCCCATGATACATTCATAGGAATCATACCAACTATAAATTTATCCAGCACAGCAGGAGTTGCAGAAATGGTCATATCTTTGGTAGGAACCCCTCCAGTATATGATAATGTCCCTGTTCTATAATAGATAAAGGCCCCATTATTATCTTCAGTATTTAAAGGTACTATTTTTACATTAATCTCATCTCCACCCATGATTTCGAAATTAGATGTATATTCTTTGCCTTTATAAGTAACAATGATCCTTTGATTATCAGATTGAACTATATTAATCTTGAATCTATTAATATAATTAAAGTTACCTTTAATCTCAACAGGATATTCTAATTCTTTTTTTGCTAACTCAAATCCTTTAGAAGTTAAGATAATTTGGCCAGCACCATCACCTAACCAGTTTTTATCATAACTTAGTTTAACAGGGATAAACTTATGAAGAGGATCAGAATCTTTCATATTAACTGAACCGAATATAATAAGATCTTTATCGTATCTATATGGATCTTCAGTATATCTATGACCATTAATAAGTTCATTGAATTCAAATGGGTTCAAATCAGGAACATTGACTCTTTGCTCTGTGTCTGTTACGATATTATAGCTATTATACATCATATTCAAACCAGGAGAGAAGTCTAGATCGTTTCCATCATATTTAGATTTTACATACACCATACCAGTGAATGTTTTAGCAACGTTTATATGATATGGAAGAGTTGTAATAACACAACTCATTTCACCACCAGCTAGATATCTAATCCCATAATTATAATAATACCAATAAGTCATTATATCATTATTATCATATAGAGTAGGATATCTAAGAGCTTGATTATCTGGTTCTCCAAAGTTTCCTATTACATAACCATTGCCAGTGAATGCTTCTGGAACTGCTTTGATAAATAGGTGATATACTTCATCTTTAGAGTTAAAGAATAGCTGTTGTTTTTCACTAGATACAAATGTTCTGGTATCATCAGGGTATCCTAAGAACTCTTTTAGATCTGCTTTCATAAATAACTTATGATTTGTATATACAGATATCTCTTGTTCTTTAAGATCTATCATCAAACCAATTATATCTGGCTGCATAGGAGGAATAGGGTTGTAAACAGTTCTTATAGGATAATGAATTTCTTTATCGCCTAACTGAATGTTTGCATAATGATATTGGTATATCTTATGCCATAGGTCAACAGAGAAAGATTTATTTCCTATCTCTTTTTTACCCATATAATCATTAGTATCTTTTACTTTAGTGATACCAACAGTTAATGGTATACCAGTATAACCATTATCCATAGGAGCTTCTTTACATTGTATTTCAAAATAAATCTTTTGATCTACAGGAATAGGATATGGTAAGAAAGCATGATCTACTGGATCTTGGTGTTCAGAATCTATAACAAAGGCATCATTATTATCTGGGTCATATAGTTGAGATGGACCAAGGTTAGGTTGAATATAAGTATCTCTCAAATGTGGATTTGTAAGAGGAGCATACTTATTCTCTGTTTTGATATTAGCAAGGAAATCAGTTCCTATAGATCTCCTATTAGCATAGTAGTAATCTACCTCATCATTACCAGTTGTAAATTGTACAGTACCTACAAGGTCTTTTTTCATTACATATCTATCAACGTAGTATTGGTTCATATCCCAATATCCTTCAGGTCTATATTTTAAAGGATAGGTACCAAAGTTTATATTACCAGATATATTAGCATATACTTTGGATGCTATTGCGAAATAGAAATCCCCATCTTCATTTAGATTGAATTCTCTAGGTCTAAAAGAATAGAATGGTTTGCCATCCGAATAAATAGTAATTTGGTTTCTTGTAGAATTCACCCCTACACCAATAATAGTCCCTTTAATAGGGAGTCGGGATTTAGTTGTAGGAACTTTATAGTGTTCACTATAAGAAGCCTTATTATATTGCTCATAGGTTTCGAAGTCTTGTCTTCTAGTATAGTAAATACTACCTAAACTAAAATCAGTAGCAAATATACCAGAAGATGGTTCTTTATGTATACCTACATATAAAGGTAGGTGTCTAAATAAAGGATTCTCTTTATACTCTGTAATCTCAAACTCAAAATATATATTCACATTTTTAGGAATTGGTTGGCTTGAGAGTATTAAAAATGGAGTACTAGCCGTGAATACGGTATCAGAGATCATATCTTCTCTATAAGTACTCTCATTGTCATATGCAATAGGAGTAATCTTCATTTTGCTCATAGGTTGTATTATCTCCTTTATATATAGTAAAATTTAAGTCGTATTAACAAAATGTTTGGGATAGGCGTTTTAATCGCCTATCCTCTTTTTTACTTATCTTTATTATTGAGAGCATCTATTGCTTCATTAATATTTTTAATATCGGTCTCTATTCTTTTGATATCTTGCTTTATATTAGTAACCTCTTTACTAACTTCGCTTAGAGTATAGGCTTTCTTTTTAGTTTTTACAAACTGTTTATGCATATCACTATTGCGATCATTAATAGATCCTAATAGTTCTATAATCTGGCGATTCAGTTGATCACTTTGTAAGTTTTTCATCTTTTCAAAGTAAATTGTTGAAATCAAAATTCCTATAACAAATACAACCGCCACCAATAAGATGATTGTATAATCCATCATCAAAAAAATCCTTTACTTTTAATAACACATATGATATTATTAAAATGTAGACTAAGCCCAGCAGAAGGGCTGAAAACATCATAATAAAGTCTGAGTAAAGGAGGTAATATCTATTGGCTGAAGAAGTTAAAGAAGGCTTATTTAAGCAATTGTTTTATGAGGACAATACGTTTTCACTAACTCGTCTAATAGCTTTTTTAGGCTATCTAACATTTATGATTGGTTCAATCTATCTATTAGTTAATAATATAGATTGGGGAGGATATCCAGTATTTGCTACTTATACGGGAGCTGTTGGGGCAGCTGTGCAAACTACTAATAAATATATTAATAGTAAATATAATAGTCCTACTGGATCTTATGGATCTGAAAATACAGGATCCGTTCCTAGTGTTAATGAACAATCTAATACTAAAAAACAAATTGATCCTAATATAGGATCAAAATGATCTGATATATTTGTGAATATCAGCTATTAACTAAAGGGAAGGTTTAATACCAAATAAGACTAATAAATACTTTACTAGATGCTATATTTCTCATAAATATATCTTACAATTCTCTCATAATTTAGAAACGGAGGACTCATAGATGTAATTATGGAGTATCTTGATAATCAACTCTTGCTAGAAGTTACAATCGCTGAGATATTTATCTGTTTCTTTTTTGCCTCCATAGGGTTTACCTTGAGAGAGCTTATTATTAGAAGGGAACCTGATAAAAGGAATAATAAAAAAGCCTTTATAGAATCTATTGTAGTTATAGGATTTGCAGTAGTAATCTCATTAATGATAGATCCATTTATTGACGATTACTCTAAGAGATTAGTTGCACTCCCTCCATTTATACTTGGTGTAATTGGTATGGACTTTGTTAAACAATTATTATCCGTGAACTCTCTATTCAATCTTATAACCCGAGCATTTAAGGTGTTCGGGTTGTTTCAGGGCAGAGAGGTTAAAGATGATGATGAAGAGGATAAAGAAGATAAGAAACCTAAAGCAGAAAGAGATACTTGCCCTCCTTCTTCTAAAAGCAAACCTTATAAAGAAAATCCTTTTTTAATCATTGACCATGATCCCTACGGAGATTCTATTAGGAAAGAAGATTATAGTATAGATAAATATACCGTTCTTCACTTATTAGAAAATTCTATTAATAACCTTGATCACGATATAGAGTTTATCAAATCGACTTATTATCGTACACATGACCACAAATCTTTTTTAGAAATGTATGTGGAGATTGAGAAGCAGTATACAACGATTAGAGATATCACCTCCTCTGTAGATGACGTCCCTTTAATCATATCTAACAAAATTGTAGAGCTAGTAAAGAAAAAAATTAAATTAGATGAGTTCTATAAGTCTGAAGTTATTGCTTCTATTCATTCCGAATATGAGGAAGAATAGGAGTTTTCTACCTTGAGACCTGTCAGAGCTCATCTGACATTATTATAATTATTTTGCCTCAAAGTGCCAAAATTTGATGCATCAAATAATTATATTAATATATTAATATACTTTTTTATAGGAGGTAAGTCCATATGTTTCCTAACGATTTATGGATCGTTGATCCTTATAAAGGAAAATTGATGACAGTTGTCAATGATGTACCATCCGAAGTTATTCAAATCGAATCTTCTTCTGATGTAACTCATCTTTCTACTACTGTGAAAACGACAACTGTAAACACGACTACTACGAAATATGATGGCACTGTAGAATCTAATGAAGAATCTACTGTTGAAACTACTCGTACTGGTAACTTGGCTAATACAGCTTTAGAACCATCTTCTGTAATGGTATCCCAAGACCGTGTAAGCGTATTCGTTGCTTCTCGTTCTAAAAACTGTGTTTACCACTACAAAAAAAGCTCTGAAACTGGCAAAATGGAATTGTTCCAAAAAATTACAGTAGGCATGCAACCATTTGCAATGTGTGAAGACCCTCATGGTAACGTTTACGTTGCTAACTATGGCGACAATACTGTATCCAAAATCGAAGTTCCATCTTTCAAAAAATCTTCCGCTATTGCTGGTGAAGAAGGCCAAGATAAAGTAGTTAAAACTATTTCTGTATCTGCTGGTCCTCGTGACTTGGTATCTGATGAAGATGGCGCTATCTGGGTTGCTTGTTACTTGAGCCACAAAATTGATTCCAAAACTGGTGCTGACTTGGGTGGTATTGTATCTAAAATTGTTAATGATAGTGTAGTTGATTCTATCACTGTAGGTCTTAACCCAGCAGCTATCACTTGTGATGAATCCGATACTATCTGGGTAGCAAACTCTGGTTCTAACACTGTATCCCGCATTGTTAAATCTAAGAAAATTGCTGATTACCAAGTAGGCGCTCGTCCTATGGCATTAGTTTGCGACTCTTACGGTAACGTATTCACAGCAAACTATGATGCTGATACTGTAACAATTATCGAAACTTCCACTAAAGCTCTTGCTACTGGTAACAATGTAACTACTGTTCCTGTAGGCGATGGCCCTAATGCTATCGGCGTAAATATGGAAGATGATATCTATGTAGTTTGCGGTCTTGAAAATACAGTTCGCAAAATCGTAGATAAACAAGTAGTTTCCGTAATCGCAGTATGTGACTCCCCAGTTGCATTTGGTGACTTCACTGGTTGTGCTGCTTACAATACTCAAAATGTAATGGCTAAACCTGAAAAAGGTACAACTGATGAAAAAGTACAAGCTGCTTTAGATAAAGTTAAAAACTGCGAAACTTCTGTTGCTGATATGCAATCTAAAGTAACTCAAGCAGTTGCTGACGTTGCTGAAGCTAAAAATGCTGCTACTGTTGCTACTGACAAAGCTAAAGAAGCTGTAGATAAAGTAGCTGAAGTTAAAGAATCCTTGGCTAACACTGATGGCCGTGTAACAGCTGTTGAAGGCACTCTTGAAACTACTAAAGCAAAAGCTGAAGAAAATGCTACTGCTATTGAAGGTATCAAAGAAGCTGCTCAAACAGCTAAACAAGCTGCTGATGCTGAAGCTGAAAAAGTAACTGCTTTAGAAAAACAAGTTAAAGAATTATCCAAACCTAAATTGGATGTAACAGTTACTGCATCTGAACCAATCGAAGGTTCTACTGATACTAAAGTTACATTTACTATCGGTAATAAAGCTGTAGCTCCTACTCAAGCTCCTACAGTAAAACTTCAAGATGTAGAAACTCCTGTTACTACAACTAAAGTATCTGAAGGTGTATTCTCTGCAATCATTCCTAATGCTAAATTAGGTTCTACTGTTAAATTTGTAGTACCAGTAGATGCTGAAGAAGAAAACAACTTGTCTCAAGATGTTTATGTAGAATCTTTAGCTGGCTTGGCTGATAAATTCACAGTATTCAACTGTGGCTTTGTAGCTATCGATAAAACTAATGCTGTTCAATGGGATACTGCACAAGATGCTCCTGCAGCTGACTTCTTCAATACAGTAACTGGTGCAGTTGAATGGAAATTCAATTCTGACTCTAAGTCTGTTGAATCTAAATTTGTTCCTATGGCAGCTGGTAAGAAATTCTTCTACGTTGCTGCTGAAGCAAATTATGTAGCTGCTCATGCTGATTTGACTCAACGTTTATTCTTAAACAAATTCAAACCTGTATTCACTGAAGCTACAACTCCAACTGCTGGTACATTGTCTGGTAAGAAAGTATTCGTATTCGAATTATCCGAAGCTACTGGTGTATTGGTTGAATATGCTAACCTTGATTTCTAATAATTAAAGTATCATATTCTCATGGGAGGAAAGGTGATCCTTCCTCCCATTTAATTAAATAAAATTCATATTTCAAATATAGAAAGGAACCTGATTATGTCTAATAAAAAAGGCGTTCAAGTAATTGCTCCTTTTGTAGCTCCTGAAGGAACTCCTGTTGCATATGTATCTGACATTGCTGGTGCTCATAGAGTAGTTGCTACTAAAGCAGATCTTACTGCTATTCCTGCAGCCCTTTTAGAAGTTGGCATGACAGCATTTGTTAAAGATGAAGGTAAAGAGTATCGTTTAGAAACTAAATCCGAAACTCCTGTTACTTCTGATTGGACTTCCGCTGCTCCATCTGCTGCTGATATCAAAGTTGCAGAAGATAAAACTTTGGCTGATGTATTGATCACTAAAGACGAAGTAGCTACAAAAATCTCCGATGCGGTAACTGCAGCTGGTGAAACATACCAAACTAAAGAAGATGCTTTGGCTGCAAAAACTGCTTTAGAAGAATCTATTCATGCAGTATCTACTGCAGGTTTGTCTGAAGAAACTAAACAAGATATTCAAGCTGCTAAAAATGCTGCTGCTACTATCACTGGTTTCCAACAAACTTTAGATCAAACTAAAACAGAATTAGCTCAAAAAGTTGAAGAAGCTAAACAAGCTGCTTTGACTCAAGAAGATAAAACTGCTATTGCATCTATTGCTGATGTAAAAGCAACAGCTGAAGCTGCTAAAGCTAAAGCTGAAGAATTAGAACCTAAAGTTACAGCTAATAAAGAAGCTGTTGATGGTTTGAAAACTAAAGTAGAAGCTCTTCCTGATTCTGATGCTGTAGATGCTAAAATCTCTACTGCTAAAGAAGCAATCAATGGCTCTATTGATTTAGTAAAAGAAAGTGTTGCTGCTTTAAAAACTGTTGTTCAAGGTTCTGAAGATGGTGCTACTAAAGGTTTAGATGCTAAACTCACAGAAGCTAAACAAGAAGCTGCTGATAACTTAGCTGCCGCTAAACAAGCTTTAGAACACTCCATTGAACAAGCTGCTACAGCTGGTCTTCCTGAAGAAACTAAACAAGATATCCAAGCTGCTAAAGAAGCTGCTACTAAACTTACAGAAATGACTTCTAAAGTTGATGATGCAGTAGCTAAAGCAAATGATGCTGATACTAAAGTTGGTACTTTGGGAACTAAAGTTACTGCACTTGAAACTTTCAAAACTGATGCTGAACCTAAATTAGCTGAAGTAGATACTCTTAAACAAACAGTAGATACTTTGAAAGATACTACAGTTCCAGCTATTGATGCTCGTGTAACTACTTTAGAAGGCAAAGCTGCTCCTACAGATTTCACTGAAGGTCAAAAGACTAAATTAGATGAAATTCTTGCTGGTAAACATTATGCATCTGCAGATGACATTGACAATGCTAAAGCTGCACTTAAAAATGAATTAGCTACTCAAGATTCTGTAAATCAACTTGCTAACCAAACTCTTACAACTGCTGAAGGTAAAGTTACTGAAGCTAAAGAAGAGCTTGAAGGTAAAATTACTGAATTAAATACTAAAGTAGAAGGTATTCATGTTCCTGATGTTGATACTCTAGCTAGCAAAGTATCTCTAGATAAGCTTGCAGTTGGTTTGTTGATCAAAGATCTTAAAACTTATACTAATGCTTCTGGTGATAAAGTTATTGCTGTTAAATTTAATGAAGAAGTAATTCCTCATAAAACAATGCCGGTTAATGAGTCATTCTATGAATTACATGATACATATCATGAAAATGCTATTACTTCTGATATGCTAGCATCTACTCCAGATACAAAAGGATATTATACAATAACCTTACCAGCTGCTAAAATTACATCTGGCGATATCAATATTCAATTATTGAATTTGATTTATCATACTGATGAATTTGGTGATTTGTCCACTACATTAACTCTTTATGATAACGATTTCCCTAGAGAACCTGCTGCTAAAAATGATAAATATATTGTAGTTGTTGAACAAAATCAATATAGATCAGGCGATACTAAAAAACTAATCGCTCCTATCAAAATGGTAGATGGAGTAAATGATTATAACTTTATTGTCAAATTACCTACTGGTGGTCCTACTAATATCAACGTATTATTTGGTACAGTAGATCCTTTAACAGATCAAGAATTTATTGATTTGCCAGCTTGTATGACTATTAATGGTCAATATGGTCAATTTGCTTCTACAGATATCTATAGTAGCGATTTAGCTCCATATATTGCTGATGAACTATACGACCCAGCAGATAATAGAGATTATTTAAGATATCCTAATGGCAACAAAGTTAAATTTAATGGTTATAAATTAAAAACAGAGTTGACTCCAGATGGACAAAACGATACTTATATCGTAACTTATCATAGACCTGTTAATCACGGCTAATTAAAAACAATGATGTACAAGGAGAGTAATTCTCCTTGTACACATCTTATTAATGGCTATGAATATGAATATAAGTTATGATTTTTATATATGGAGGTGTTACTAACTTATGGCTCTAAATGACAACACGTTTGTTATGTCGGTTAATAACCAAAAAAACCTTATTGAAAATAAAGGTAGCCTTCCTGTAGCAGATAGTAATGAAATCAATGGTGGTAGAATGATTGTTTCTACTACTGTAGAACGTAATCAAATTGTACCTACAAAGCGTAAGGTTGGTATGGAGGTATATGTTTTAGAAACACAAACTCCATATATATTACAAAATAATGATATTACTAAACAGGCTACTGCTGATAATGATTGGATTGTTTTAAAGAATGAATCTTCTAAATCTTCTGATAAACTAACCACTCCTAGATTGATTAATGGTGTTCCATTTGATGGTACACAAGATATCGAATTTACATCAGAGCCCTATACTGCTAGAGAAATTGTAGATCTGTTTGATGATGGCAAAGTAACTATTAAAAGATCTTATGATTTATTATTACCTAGATTTGCCACAAGAATCTATAATAGAATTACTGAAGAGAAATCTACTCTTGGTGAAGATAATGTAAAAAGTTTAGTGGTTAATACTGGCGATACTTTGGTTGTAGATGTATATGATATGATAAAATCCATTAAAATGCCTTTATATCAAACCTCTTATGAAACTAATAAGGTTAATAGTAAAATGAGCGATTTTAAACTTGCTCTTATTTCAGACCAAGGGACTACCGTATCTTTAGGAAGCGAATTCCCAGCTGCTATTACTTCTACTTATGTTCTAAAAGATACCTTTACATCTGGTATCTCTATGAGTTGTATATTTGAAGATAACAGAGTTTCTTATTTCAATATTCTTAGAAAAAGAAATATGTCAGAAGCTTTACAAGAAGTTAGAGTTGTTCCTCAAGGTACTTCTACTTTAAATATCACTGTTGCATTTAAAATTAATGGCGGTAATCTAGAAGATTCTATTGGTTTCTTTATTGCCATCCCTTATAAAACTGATGAAACAAATGTAACTAAGTTTAAATATAAATATGCTAAACTTACAAAGAACAGTCCTGGTTCTTTAGTATATGAAGGTAAAATTACTGGTATTACTGGAAGTTATTATAACTTCTTAGAAAATACAGATGGAGAATTAGACAACTTTGCTGTTCCTATCACTATTATATCTAAAGACAGTGAAGTTACCCCTGCCTTAAAAGCTCTTTAATAGAACAAGAAAGGAAAGAGTAAATGAAGATAATTACTTTAGAAAATCTTAAGTATGCTCTTGGATTGGTTAATACCAGAATTCATACACAATGGGTTACTTTTACAACTCTTCTAGGTAAAAAAGTAGACGCAGTTGAGGGTAAAGGGTTAACAACCAATGACTTTACTGATGATTATAAAAATAAATTAGAAGATGTTAATACGAAATCTGCTGGGATTGAAAATATTTCTATCTCTGAAGAAGGCGTAATGACAATAAAAAATATTCATGGAGATGAAGCTAATAAAGCAAATGTAGATGTATATGCAAAAATTGCCCATAAATTAGCCACTCCTAGATCTATTAATGGCGTACCATTTGATGGCAGTGAAAATATTGTTATTAATGCTGGTGGGACAAATGATGTTCCTTGTACTGAAGGAGAAATCCAAGAATTATTTGGTGTCAGTCCTAGCACAAACAGCTATCCTAGCTCTGCAATGACTATAGCTCCAGTAGATCCATTATTATAATAAGAAAGGGTTAAATAAATGGCTGTTAAAAAAGATACAATCGTATTCAGTACTTTAACCACTCCAGATCCTGCTAATGATTCATTTCCTATTGTTGTTGATGAGGATATTGCTGGTGGTTTGAGAACTGTTCAACATAAATCTGATATGCTAAGCATTCCAGAAGAACGCCGTAAGGTTGGTATGGAAGTATATGTTGTTGGGGATCAAAAGAAATATAGATTCACAACAGAAGTATACGGTCCTACAACAACAATAGATGCTTGGACAGAAATCAAAGAAGGATCAACAGAAAACACTCCTACTTTTGAAACTGTTAATAATAGCGAAATTGATTTTCCAGAACTATTATAATATTTATAAGAAAGAGGTATATGAATGGCTAAAGTTGTTAGTCTTGATAATTTAAAGACATTCCTAGCAGAACTTCGTAAACTATTCGTAGTTCAAGAATCTGGTAAGGTATTATCTTCTAATGATTATACTAATACAGAAAAAGATAAGCTTGCTACAATCGAAGCTTCTGCTCAAGAAAATAAAATCGAATCTATTACAGTTGGTACCAATGTAGTTCCAATCGTTGGTAAAAATGTAACTATCGATACAATGCCTACAGCTGATATTAAAGCATTGCTTCAACGTATTCCTAAATTTGATATTCAAGTAGTTACTGAATTACCTACACAAGATATCAGTGCTTCTACTATTTATCTACACAAAAACCCTGGTGAACAAAATCAAAACTTGTATACAGAATATGTGTACGTTAATAACGCTTGGGAACAATTGGGTGCTCAAACTGTAGATTTAACAAATTATGCATTAAAGTCTGAAGTTAAAACTAAATTATCTGAATTAGAGAATGATGCTGGATTCATTAAAAAAGAAGGCGCAGTTGTCTCTACTTATAAAATTGAAGATAAGGGTGCTGGAACAACTCTATCTATCTCTAAAGAAGATTTAAATACATCTAGTGTATATAAAATCGATCTTGATGGTAGTGAAGGACAAGAGTTTAATCTAGATCTTCCTAAAGATTTGGATGCAGGTATGCATACAGTTTATGTCGATGCTATCTGGAATAAGAATACTCTCAAAATGTCTCAAAATACAGTAGTATTTAGTAATGAATTGAGATTCCCAACACTCAAAAGATTTAACGATGATGCTGCTAAGACTGTTGGTGAGGTTGTATTTAAATTCGTAACTTTCAATGGTGGTACAACTTGGTTATGCGAACGTTGTGATCAATATTACATTGCGGTTAAAGTATTAACTCCTACTAATGGTAGTATTACACTCAATGGTGGATATTCTCAAAATAACAGATTTAGAGTTGGTAGTAATGTAACTGTTGCTGCTAGCGCAGATCCTGGATACTCTGTAGCTGAATTGCATGTATCTAGTGAAGAAGACTCTGACCAACCAAATGTTTAAAAATTGATGACATATAAGAGGGTGGGTTAATTTCCACCCTCTATATTTTATCCTTGTAAAAGTAAGTAAGGGGAGGTATTAAGTAATGTTAGGTTTGACAACAGTTGCTAAATACAAATCTTTAGAGCGAAGAGTTAAAGAATTAGAAAATCTTAATTCTAGTTTATTAGAAGATAAGGCTCGTAAAACTAATCGTATTGAAAAATTAGAAAATCAAAAGAGAGATTTAATTGAAGAAAATAGTGCTCTTAAGTTATCTATTCAAGAAGTAAATGAGTTTAATCTAAAACTTCAAGAAACACTTAATGAGCTTAATAAGAAATGTAAATCTCTTGAGTCTAGTCTAAAAGAATTGGAAAGCGGTTTACAAAGACAAGTAAATGAATATGATAAAGCTATCAAAACAATCTCTGAATTGACAGATAAGGTGTCTGAACAAGAAGGTCAAATCGAAGCTCTAAAAATTCAATTAAATAGTAAGGAAGAAAAGACTCCTATTATTAAAAAACCTATCACACCGGTTAAACGTAGAACCAGTGTTAAAATTCCTAAACGTAAAGTAGTTGCAAAAGCTGAGGCTGCTAATTCTAAAAAGAAAAAAGCTTCAACTAAAGCTAAGAAACAATAAAGTAATCTAATAAGATTAGAGTCATTTATTGTTTAATCATACAGGAAGGAAATCATAATGCTTGGATTATATAGTGCAACTCAATATAGAGCACTAGAATCTCAATATAAAAAAGCTGATAAATTGGCAAAAGAGTTACAAGCTAGAGTTAATGACTTAGAATCTAAGGCAGAATCTTCTAAATTACTAGTAGATTATAACGAATTAAAGATTAGTCATCAAGCTCTTGTAGCTAAAGAAGCTATTGAAGCTAAAACTATTGAGACTTTAGATGCAGCTGTTCAAGAATATAAAACTAAGATCGCAGCTTTATCTTCTGATACAGGAATTCCTGCAAAACCAAATAGCGAATCTAAAGAAAAGATTACTGATATTGCTAAAGAGGTTAATAATTATAAAGAAGAAATTAAATCTCTTCAAGATAAGATTATCTCTCTTAGTAAAGAAAATGAAAATATCAATAATCTTTATGCATCAACATCTGCTAAGCTTGAAGCATTAAATAAGAATGCAGATTCTTATCAGCTTACTGCTGCTAAATCTGAAAAGCGTAGTAGAGAATTAGAAGAGATTAATAAAAATCTATCTAAATCACTTAATGATCTTAAACAAGAAAATGAAAACTTGTCTAAAGATAAAAACATTTTAATTACTAAAGAAGCTACTTTTAAAAATCGCATTGCTGAATTAGAAGCAGAAAATGAAAAGCTTCGTAGTGAAGCAAAGAATGCTAAAACAATTGATACAACAGCTTCTAATGCAGATTCTTCTAAAGGAGAAGTTGTTACTATCAGAGTTAAAGAAAATAAAGATTCTTCTGTAGTATTTAAAGCTAATGGCGAAGTTATTAAAGACTTCGTTCAATTTTATAAAGGTTCTTCTGTTACAATTGAATGCTATAAAGATGGTAAACTCACAGATAGCTTTATTGTAGAAGAAAATTAGTAGTCTTATTTATCGGAGGTTAGTATAGTCATGGTTAAAATTTTAGATAAAGTTGTTTTCAATAATATTAAAGATGAATTGATTGGCAATGTAAATGAAATCGTTACTAACGAATCTAAAAAATATTTCACTCGTTGGTTAAAGGAATCTGGCCTTCCTCAAATCCAAGAAATCGCAGATGTTTATATCAACAAATTGAAAGAAGATGCTTCTAAAGATACTGGTTGGTGTAAAATTCGTGATGGTATTGTTTTACCATTATGCATTACAATCAGTTTGAACATTTTAAACTCTGTAGTTGGTAAAATTATTGAAAAAACTGATGATGTAAAATAATAATCCATCCATCAAGTATCTTAATTGATACTTGATGGGTTTTTGTGCTTTTTTGACAATAAGTAATGAAATTTAATATATTTAAAGAATAGTGGTGATAAAATGCTAGCTCTCCCAAAAGCTCCTAGAACTAAAGAGTTTAATGGAATGCTTATTGTAGATAGAGGTACAAAACAAAATAGAAATGCTATTTTAGATCCTACCTTACCATTCACTTTTGAAGGTATAATGAATAAAGTTAATGATTGGCACTTGTGTCTAGTCCATCACAATGTAAATGAATCCAGAAAAGAAAAGAATATAAAATATACAGTTAAGTTCTTCAAGGATGACTATACAAGAATCCCTGATATGATAAATGTAATCACACAATTAAGCTATCCTACTAATGATAGAGAATATAACAGTGATACAGCTATTCTTATGGGTAAAATCCCTGCAACTTTAACTGAATCATACATCGATGAACCATTCGTATCTATTCCACTCAAACTTATTAAGAAATTAGATTTCCTTGGAAATAATGATGCTGATGGAATACTCTGCTCTCTTCAAATAAATCCTTCTTCTAATGATGATATAGAAAAGGTGTATTATAATATGGAATCTACAGGATATGAAGATTCTAATACTGTAGGTATATTTGAATGGATTATATCTGATCAAGAAAATGGCAAAGGTCATGTATATTATAGAAAGACTATTTATCTAAAACCAGATAACAATCCATATCCAGATATAGCTCCTGGATCTGATGAAGATGATGATGATTATGGAGCATAGGAGGTGATATAGAATGTTTAGAAGAAGAAAGTACTTTAGTATTATCAGATTTGATGATGAAGGAATGAAAGATGTTGGTCTTGGAAAAGATGGCTGGTCTAAGCAAGGCTCTATATCATTCTCTAATAATACAGCAATTCAAGATCCATATATTTCTACAAGATTCAAATCTTGTTACTGCATGAATGCAAATTCATATTATCATAATACAGAAGAATTTGAGCTAGAAAAGGATCAAATGTTTTCAATTTCATTCTGGTTTAAATTACACAATTCCGCTATTATAGATTTTGATAATAATAAGAACTCATTCATTCCTGGTGTTGAATTTACCGATGGTAATGGAAATAATATCAAACTAATTCCTGCATATCATGGCTCTGTAGAAGGAAAACCATCTGCTGCATTAGTTATCAATGATAAATTAGTTTATGATTGTCCTTATACTCCAGATAATGAGTGGCATAATATTTTATTTTCAAAAGGTAAACTAGATATAGAACGTTTCTTCCTAGATGGTAAGAAATGGTGGGAATACAATGACAGACATAATTTTGGTAGGATTTTAAAGGATATCAAGTTCGGGAATCCATATAGTGCGCCTAAATCTGGAGCTTATGAATACGAATTAGATCAATTACAAATCTGTAATGATGGGACCTACACTGATAACTTCGAAATGGTCGATATAAGACAAACTGTAGAAAGATTCCCTCCAGTGGCTGTACAAATACCAGATGATGAAACTAGAGTAGAACCAAGATTTGTATACGGTGCCCCATTTAATTATAATGCTAATCATACTAGATGGGATAATGTGGTTGATAATGTAGAAATTACAAGACCAGTTTATTTTAAAAAATCTAGTACTGCTGAAATGGAAATGATGGAGAAGATTAGATTCGAAGAAGATAATGAAGTAGCTCATAGCAATTTCAAGTATTATAGTTATCCTGAAAAAGATGAATAAATAGTGGGTAGAGTCTTAATGACTCTACCCATATTTTAATGATTATTCTAATAGAAATTAAAAACTACACCATTGGTTGGTCTTCTCCTAAATCTAAAGATGGTCGTCTTCCTCTGCTCCCCAATCTGCTACTAAAGAAGTCATAGTATCTCCCCCATGTCTAAATTCATAGTATGTAGGATGAATGTAAAAAGGATCAACTATTTGGTATTGACCAGGAGTTAAACCGGCTCTGCCAAAATCAAAGTCTGCAGGAACATTCTTTAGTTTCACATCTGTGAGATTGCTACAAGATGCAAACATACTATCATAATTTTCAATACTTGATAAATCTATTACTCCATGAATTTTCTTTAAGTTGCTACATAGACCAAACGTATTTTCCATATCTTTAATTTTAGAAGTATTCCAATTACTGATATTGATTTCTTCTAAACTTTTACAATTAAAGAAAAGAGAAGAGAGACGTTCTAAACTAGTAATATCCCAAGTAGTTAATCCTTTAATAGCTTTAAGAGATATACATCCTGAAAAGAAAGCATCTATAGATTTTATACGATTAGTCACTTTTAAATTATCAGCGACATAGCACCATCTTAATTTTTTGCAATTCATAAAGAATGAAGATGCTGTTTTAGCATAAGAGATAGATATACCGTCACCATTAGCTCCAAATATTGGTTCAATAGCTTTCCATGTCATACTTTCCATATTTGCTAATGGAGACATAGCTGTATAATCTTCATCTTCTGTAAGATAATATGGTTCTGTATCAAATTTACCTGCATCATGATTATCTTTAGTTTCTTTATAAATAGCTTTGAATTTAGCATTCAATGGGTCTTGTGGTTCTGAGAACTGAACAGAGTCGTCAAATGGATTTTTAACCGTCTGGTAATTCAATATGTTATACATACCCCAATAACCACTACCTTTAATGAGTCTATCTTCTGAAGGTTCTTTTTCTTTTACTTTATTAAATATAATATATTCTTGATCTCCACCATTAGTAGGAGATATCGTAAACGAATTATTATTTTCTGATTTCATAATTCCCCCCATATTAATAATCGGTAATGTCTATAGGAAGATCCTTAACAAAGTCTTCATATACTAAGAAAAATCCATAAGGTCTAGATTTAAATGCTCCAGAGAAACAAGCAAGTTTATAAGTCTTACCAGGAGTAACACCTACTACAGTATATACATCGGCACCATATCTTGCTGCTTCAGGTGGTAGCTTCCATCCAGATGGAATCCATTTGCTTTTGCCTTTTTCAAACCATCTAGTCATATTATTATAATTGAATATAGCAGTACCATTATATCTGCTACCGAAACCTGTCGGACTAATTGAAATTCTATTTGCAGCTATATCACTATTTAATGTAGCTCTATCATTCTTATAGCCTTCATATGTTTTTCCGCCTTGGTCTAGATCCCATCGTTCATCAGATTTATAATGCCAAGTATATACTACTAGAATTTTGTTTACACCATCTGGAATGGTGACATCTTTTACCCTCCAGTATCTATTATCTCTAGTATCCAAATCACTATAATCTGCATTCCATGGAATAAGAGCATTAACATATACTTTAGGAACAGCTTTAGATGCCCATACTGTCGTAGGACCTGTAATAGTAGCACTTGTTAGATTTAGTTTACCAGGCCAATATCCATTCGAACCTATAATACTAGCAGTAATCTCATCACCATGTGTTACCCAAACCTCTCCACCAGTATAATCTTTTCCATTATAGCTAACAGTAATAGTTTGGTGTTCAGACTGTTGAATGGTTACTTTATATTTAGGAAGATAATTAAAGGTAATACCATTTCCTCTATCAAATAACCACATAGAGAAATCTTCTTTGAATAGTTTGGTATCTTTACCAGTAATGAATAGAGCTTCTATTTCATCAGCTTTTAGATATAGTTTAATACCTGTACCATTAGGCCCTTCAAATAGATCTTTCTTTAACTCAGCACCTTTATAATCTAATATTCTACCATTAATCCATTTAGTGATTTTTTTCTTAACAATACCTCTACTTATAGGACGTTTGAATCTTGGTACTAATGAATCAACTCTAGGACTTAGATTAAGTACTTCTAGATTATATCTAGATTTGATATCTCTAGAAACTTTATGAATATTATTAGAAATATCTAGGATATCTTTTCTTTGGACAAGTTTACCATTAACAAATACAGCCATCAGATTCTTATTAAGGTTTCTATCAATTTCATATTTATTGAAATAAATATATCCACTCATAGGAAGTTCTGGAATAGCTTTATTGTACTTGGTGCCAGTATAGAAACAAATAATATCAATATCATCACGGAGATTGATCATAATATGATCTTCAAATTTGATATATCCTCTATAGATATTGATACTATAATCCTTACCAGGAACTAATGCTTTTCGATTTAAGAATACTTTAAATCTAGTTCTAAGATCTAGCATAGCATAGTATGGAGAGTCGATATTATACTTTCTAATACCCTCTTCCCCTACTATATGAATATCCATTTTCTGAACAGCATATTGCCCTTTATTATGACAGAATGTAAATTTAATATCATCCTCTTCTGTAATACCAAATGGTACTGCATTTTTAATACGGATAGTTCTTTCATTGATTCTATCATAATAAGCTTGAGGAATGAGTCTTCCTTCATTATCACTGATGAAGAATTGCATTTCAGTAAACTGTTTATAAGGGAATGGGATTTCAATATCTAATACAGCATTATTAGGAGCTACAGAGATACTACAAAAGAATTCTTTTGGATCCATCTCTGCTTGTAATACTGTTATTACAACCTTACCTTCAAAGGATTGAGTATTACCACCAGTAATAGTTGCTGTATCTGTGAAAGATGGTCTATCAGAAAATAGTTTGCAGTCTGGATCGCCATTTATAAATGAAGATCCACCACCACCTCTAATATCACCGCCTCCACCGCCATTCCATCCTGCACCACCACCAGGAGCGCCGCCATGAACTCTATCGGTTAAGGAATCACGTTTACCATGTCCTCCATTAAATGGAAATCCATTAGATTCTGGAGTAATGGTAAATGTAGAGAATTTATCTAAACTGCCACCAAGCCCAGGATTGACTTGGGTACCTGGCTGACCAGCATACCCATATCTATACCAGCTATCTTTACCGTCATAATCTATATTACCATTAGCAGTAGATATTGGTTTTGCTGAATATCCACCACCATCATAACCTTCAAGATAAATGGTATCATTTTTATAATCTATATAATCAGTACCACCACCACCGCCAGCAGCGATCATGATAACACTTTCTTGATCATCTTTTTTTAATGAAATACCAGTGGAGCCACCACCACCATATCCCATCATCTTAGAGAATTCTGGATATCTGGAGTCTCCACCTTTACCAAATCCAAGACCGCCAGATCTGCCATTTGGTAAACAACCAACAGTAAGAAATAGAGATTGCATATTTCTTGTATCTAATATACCAGTAGCATAGCCACCTCTAGATCCTGTCTTATTATCACCACATAATGAACCTGCTCCATAACATTCTATTTTTATAGAGAGAATCCCAGTCAAGTCGAACTCGACTGGGATACCATTATTTTGGTTGAAAGTGAATACTGTTTGGCCATTATTTTTTTCGACTACACTAGCCATGTGTACTCCTTTCAAAAACTATAAATAATTAACTCTTGCATTTGGTGCACCCCATGGGGCATTTTCTATAGAGTCAGAAGATAGATCAGATACATGGGATTTAGGATATTCTGCAATGTTAATAACTCTCAAGTTAGGGCAATTAGCAAATGCATTTCTCCCAATAGTTTTAACAGATGCTGGAATAGTTATTTCGGTTAATTCATCTGATCCAAATGCATAGTCAGCAATATATTTTAGACCCTTACCTTTTTTACCAAGTTCTGGTTCAACGGCTGGTTCTATAACAACTTCATTCAATTTATCGCATCCATAGAAAGAATATTCTAAAATAGATTCGATAGAATTAGGAATTACGACTCTGGTTAATTTTGAAGCACCTTTGCATACTCCTTCTTCCATAGTGGTAACTGTAGAAGGAATAGATAATTCATTTAAACCACTGTTAGCAAATGCTCCACTGCCAATGAACCATAAGTTTGGTTTTAATGTAAGGGAGGATAAGTTTGTGCAATTCTTAAATGCTGCAGGAAGTATCTTCAATACTGTATTCTCTAGTTCTAATCTGTTGATAGAATTAAATCCATAGAATTGATAAGACTGAATATTTCTAACACTCAAAGGAACAATAACTTCATTAATAGTTAATCTATTCTCTGGAGTATTATTCATAATATAGTTTTCGGAATTTTTATCATAAGTTATTCTTATATTATTAGAAGGCTCAAATGCATTATCTGCAACTATAGCATCTTCTGCAATATATAAGTTTTCTAAGAATTTAAACGCATTCTCTTCTACTTTCATATTAGGAACAAGTTTAACTGTTTTTAATTTAGGAGTAGCAGCAAATGCATAAGAACTTACACGTTTATTATTCTTATCGAATGCAACGTATGCTAATTTAGTCATACCTCTAAACGTATAAGGAGTAATAGTTTCTAAAGATGTAGTAGGCTCAAATTTAATAGCAACTATATCATCATTGTCTGTAAATACAGAATAGAAACTGCTATCTGCATTAAGTTTGGTATGAATAGAAACTACGTTATTTGCTATTAATACATATTTAGCCATATCAGGAAGTTTATAGAATGTATCAACATCTTTACCATCTAGATTAGGACTGACTTTATACCAATCTACATCCAAATCTTCAATATCACCATTGATATCTTTGATATATGGATCTTTATAATAGATTTGTAAATCACCTGATATGAAATCTAAAGATATAGGATATTCTCTAATATAGTCTAGATTACCTTCGATAATAACCCTTGTATACCAATTGGATAAATCTTCCATATATTCTAGATTGCCATAGATAATATTCTGTGTGAAATCCAATGTCTTACCAGCTAATACTGGTTTGGCATACATTTCGTCGAACCAAATATCATCATGATCTCTTTTCATATCAAATAAGTCATATGGTCCTTCTATTCCATCTTCTGCTGCAGATACTTTCTTCTTATAGAAATAAAGAACTGTAGCAGTCTTACCAGCAGTAAATTGTCTATCATTTTTATATTGAGGAATGATAACATTTTCTTTTAGTTTGTATCTTTCTGGATTTATGAAGGTACCATTGATAAATAAAGCGATATTATTTGGACTTAGTTTCATATTATCAATATACCAGCTTGGTATAGAAATAATAGTTTTAGAAGTAATAGGGAATTCTATTTTTTCAAAATCTACCCTCTCAGTAAATCCTCCTCTAGCTTCTATATCATCTACTGTAATAACAGTTAGAGTTCTACCAGCTTCTAGATAATATTCTGGTTGGGTAAGAATTAGTGTTTTTGTTACAGAGTCATATGCATATCTTTCACTTTCATCAAGAGAAAGACTACCAGCAAATGCTAAGAATTTAGAATTATATCCTATATCTTGAGGAAGCTCAAATGTAACTTGTTTTTCTTCAGTAGCAGTAACTTGCTGTACTTTAATATTGAATCTTAAATTTTCAGAAGTATTTTCTTTATATTCTTCAAGAACACCAATATTGTTGAATATAACCATTACATACTGAGCATATCTAGCATGCCTTATATCTACTGGATCTAATAATTGGATTTTATTATTATCGACCAATTCATATCTAGATGGATCTATATATGTGGAGTTACCGAATAATAAGAAGTTATCTTTGGTAAGTTTATAAGATTTAAATTCTGGTTTGAATTCTACCAATCCAGTATTAGTACCACCATCGGCATAAGAATAATTGAAGGTAATACCAGAGTTTTCAAGTTTATTATCCTCAGTATATTCTCCATCAACTTCAAATTCAGATCTTACATATGGGAATACGAATACTAGATAATCCATAGAACTTTCAGTTCTTTGAAGAGCTCTAGATTCATATAGTGTAATAAAATCTGCATCTTCTGATAGAGTATACTGTTTTCTCTTATCTAGATAAATACCATCTTTATTAAATACAAAGAAGTATTTATTTCCTCTAGGATAAGATTTGTATGGATAAGGAACCCTTACAACCGTCTGATTATTCTTTTCTGCATATACTACCTTAGAGCTCATATAAACGTCATGATTATATGGAACGTGAGTAAAGTTGTCATCACATTCAATATAGAATACGTCTACATAATCTCCTTCTTTAAAGGTACTTGCAGAATAAACCCTTTTGTATTTAACACCATTTGTGAAGTTAGGTGCTATAATCTTATAAATGGAATTGTTTAATAAATGACCATTTTTAAAGATCATATATCTTTTAGTATCCCAACCGGATTTGAATTCATCTTCTAAAGAAATATAGTTAGAGTTTCGTTCTATATTAAATCTCTTATATAAGAATTGTCGTTTAGATCCAGCATATAATGGAAGATTAGCAGCATATTTATTATCATCAAATGTAATTTTTCCATTATCATCAATTACATATTTTAAAGGATATAAATGACCACTAGTAACTTCTGCAAAGATTTGGATATCATCAAATTTAATACCAGTGCAATTATAGCAATGACCTTTATATTTACTTTCCAATTCTTTTACCAATTGGAAATCTGTAGTCTTTTGATTGTTTTTTCTAAGACTTTCTGGATCTACTGGTCCATCATATCTAATCTTTTCAACTACTGTAACTGATAATGGAAATTCAAGATCTTTATCTTGTTTATCTATTTCTAAACTACCATTGATTACATCATTACTTAAGTCATTTTTTGTATATTCAAAATCACCAGTAAGTAATGGATCTTCATCAATATAGTTTTGAAGAGTACCATATTCTACTTGAATATAGCATGGGTAATTCCCATTTTCTCTAACATTTAATGCTTGTTGTGTAGGTTGAATATTATATCTATAAAACTCAGTATTTGCAGGATCGGCATTATTAGTAATATACCCATTAATAGCAAATACAGAGAATAAAGAACTTAAGCTATATTTAGGAAGTGTTTTAACTATAGGAGTTCTTTGTTCATCAGATCTATAAGTTACGACACATCCATCGCCTTTTAGAAACTCAACTGTAAGTTCAAAGTCATTGATTACAGTACTACCAGTTGGAAAGGCATCTATATTAGCCATTTTAGATAATCTAGGATAAGCCTTTTTTAGCTCATTTTCGAAATTATCTTTATCTCCAGCTATAATATTTACTAAAGGAGTAGTAGTATATTTATCAAATATAGAGAATATACTAGTAGCCCCAATAGGAGAATCTATGATTGAAACATTATTCGGATCTCTTGTTGGTAGTCTGTCTAAAAATATTTGATTACATTTAAAAATAATTTTTAAGACATTCTCATTTGGTTTTGGAATATAGACTGCCGATAGATCAAATAGAGTAGAAGAATTTATCTGAGTAGTGGAAAATGTTCTATCAGTAGTAGTATCTCCAGACCGTCTATCTCTTTCCCTCCAATATTGATATACAGGATAGGCTTTATTATGAATATCGGTAGAGTCATTTTCTATTTGAGCAAGGATAAGATCCTTAACTCCATCTATTTTTTTACGAGGATATGTTCCATCGAAATAACTATCTTTAAAAGGGATTGGAATTGTAACCACTTTGGTTACAAGTTTAGTGTACAAAAGCTCTCCCTCCTTATACAATAAAAAAGCGAAATTTATTACTAGTATGTACCCCTATACGAAATTATCGTATAGGGGTTTGATTGTAATAAAATTATGCTTTAGTAATTACAATTGGAACTTCAATCTTACATGGAATATCTGTAGGAGTAAAATCATAAGAAGGATCTACTTTACAATAGAATTCATAAGATTCGCCACTATTATCATTAGGATCTACATAATCCCAGATATAGAGGTCTACATTACAATCTATATCAACTGGAGGTATATCAACCTTAACTTGGATTTGGGATGGGATATCTAATGAGATATCTCTTTCATAAAGAGCCAAGCCAGGTTTAACTCTAATAGATGATACGATATCATAAGTTTTAGTCTTTTCTGGAACGATAACGATGGATTTAATATCTTTATTAGATACTTTTCCTGTCCTAACCTTTCCAATGAATTCTTGTGTATTATTATTGATATATAAGATTCTGCTTTCTAGAGGTTCTAAGAAGTTTACCATATTATGGCAGCGAATAGATTCTAAAACATCTACGCTAGATGTAGGTCTATATGTCCCATATACAAATCTACTAGTACCTCTAATAGTAAGCTCTTTTCCTGGATCGAATTGTTTTAATTTAATACCTTTATAATCAGTATTAGCTGTATCGAATTCTGATCCAAAGATTACTACAGTGCTATGAGAATATGGAATAGTAAGATATACGGATTCGATAATCTTTCTATTTCTACTTAGCACAAATCTATATACATCATCAGAGTAGCTAATAGTTAATCGTAAGTTATTTCTGTTTTCTATATCCTTTAAGTTGTAACTGAATACTGGGGTATGGGGATTTAAAGCATTTAATGAACGCTTATATTCCTCTTGATTGCCCATGTATAAGTTACAAAGAGGTTCGCCAAAGCCACTCATAACGGTGATAACATTGACAAGACCATTCTTACTATTGTAATCGAAATCGAAATCTACAACTATACGACCAAGCTGCTCATTCCTTCTTGGTTTGTAAACACCTTTTACATCAATAAGAGCAGATCCGCGGAATCTATTCTTACCAAAGTATTCTTGCTTATCTCCATATTCCTTAAGATATAAGTCATTAATATCTTCTATACCAGTAGATTTTTCTCTCTCAAATGGTATAGGTACAATAATGTTTTTAGTTTCAGTAAAGATTTGTTCATTCTCACCATTTTTAAGTTTAGTTGGAGTATGAATTGTAACTCTATTACCAGAATATGTTGTTTGATCATACCATTCTGGAACAATACCATTTAAGAAATAGATAGGATAGGTTCTATAATATCTGCTCTTAAATAAGTCACGTTCCATTTCATATGCAGTATCACCATTAGCATCTAAAGAAGATGCAGCATTTAATTTACCTATATCGAATGTAATTCTATCAGCAGTAGCTCTTTCTTCATAAACCTTATCAAATTTAATTTGTTGATAGCAGGCCATATAATCTAAAGCTCTTGCAAGATTCTCACCATAGTGCTTACTCTTATAATATCTGGTATTAAAATCAGACATTAGTTCTTTGAAATGATCATCCATTTCATAGAATTCTTCGAATAAAGCAATATAACCATTCATGAATGCATTATTAGTTGGGTGAACTGCTAATGCTTCATTAGGTAGAGAGTCATCTAACCAGATACAACTGAAATAAGTTGGAACCCTTAGCATTGGTTCTCCAGTATATAAGCATTTTATAATATTTCTATTATAAATCTGACCAAATAGATCAGGAATGTATCTACCATTTTGATCAAATGCTACTAGATTATCTAAAGTTATTTTGAACTTCTTATCAATAGTCATATCATATAATACAAATCTACGACCAAGTGCAAGTTCTTCTTGAATAACTTTGTATCTTACATTCGTAGGATCATCGTATTCACTCACTAATTTAAATAAGACAAAGACAGCATGTTGTCCTTTCTTTATTCCATCATTAGCTTCCATGAATACAAGCTTATCCCCTTCAATTCTGTATCTTCTAGGAATAACCAATTTATCATCTATAAACAACATGAAATTGTTTAGATTATATTTAAGACCAGGCATATCTGGAAGAGTAATAGAATTGCTATTAGTATCTACCTCTTGAGAGAAGAAGAAAGGTTTTAAATGAAGAGGACCATGTTGAGAGCCCTTAGTAATATTTACGAAAGCAAATATTAAAGTATCTCCTTTATGGATTACCTTAGCTGAATTGGTGAATGTAATAGTATAATTATCCCTATTAACCACATAATCATTTTGATTAAGGAAAACACTACCATTGAATACTAAGATTTGATTGTAGTTATTTACATCAGGCCAATCTTCTACTGGTAATTGGAATACGATTTGTTCATCTTCTTGAGCAACCATAGAGAATACTTTGGACGTAGCGTAATCCTCTATCAACCAATCAGAATTATCTGTAATAATCTCCATTGTATATAGAGCATCAGAAGGTAGATCTAAAGTTTGATAATTAAAGAACTCAATCAAATCTACACCCATAAGACGATAATTCTTAGGATCTATAGGAATATTGTCTCTATATAGAACTATTTGATCGCCAGGTTTTACATAACCATGATCCCATGCTCTAAAATACATGAAAATATTTCTACCATGAATTCTTTTAGCTTCTAGATTACCATATCTCCATACATAATGAACCATTTCATCGTCACTATGTCTTATACTACCACCCTCACTATCTACATATGAAGGCATAGTTTGTTCATAGATACCATTTGTTCTAAGCTTAGTATTTGGAGCTTGATCGTTATCTATATAATAGAAATAAATTGCTGATTGAGAGTTATCAAAATATCCATCTTTATTGAATTTATAAATAGGGGTTTTATCTTCTCTTTCACCAATAAACTCTTCATAAATTACTGGGAATGGGATTTTGATATATTCAACAGTTTGTACAGGTCCTGATAAAATAGGATCTCTATTATTAATAAATACTGTATAGAAATCATCAGATCTTATCATATAGATTTGAGATAATGGTACAAACTTACCATCTACAAATAATAGGAATGGATTTATAGCTTTATCCATTAATAGATGATATGCATTGCCTTCAAAGAATCTTTGCTCTTCGAAACCAACTCTATCATGAGCCATATTATATAAAGAGATTACAGTAGAATCTATATATTTAGATTCCCTATTCCATTCTTCTCTTTTAAAATATTCTCTTTCTTCATGCCATTTTATTCTAAGTCTTTGAGGAAGATATCCTCTTTGAGCTTCGTTAAAATAGTATGCTGTAGATTCCATTTTGTGATCAATAAGATCCTGAGTTTCTGGTTCTAATTGACCTAAAACGTTTGAATGGTTGTTTCTAAAATAATTCTCTATAGTATCTTCTGTTGTAATATAAAGAGTTGGAGGAACGAATGTATCATAATAAATACAATCGTCAATAATGTTAATATCATCAAGATATCCACTACCAAATGTATGAATATCATTACTAGTGCTTTTCTTATATCCAATAAATAATTCATCTCCAAAAGTCATAGACCCTTGAATATCATTGATGGTAGTTAAACAACCATCTACAAATATTCTAAGAACATTGTCATCTCTAGTTATAGTAAGATAATGCCATTTATCATTAAAAGTATAATCTACTATAGCACTAGAATACTTTTCTTCTGGAGAGATTTGAATAGTAAAGTATCCAGCCTCTTCTATATATACTAAGTTATTATGACTATTTCTATCTTTACGTTTATATGATAATAAAGGAATCTTCTCATCTTTATTCATATTCTCTTTCTTAATTCTATATTTAAGATAGATAGTAAAGTTCTTTTGAGATTCCAAATGCTTTTTAAGTTTAGATACATCTTCTAACCATAAACCAGCATTATCATTAAACGGTTTAAAATAAGCAGTACCAGCTGCTTCAATAATAGATGAGGTATCTGTAAAAGATACCCCACCTAAGTTTTTGATAGAAGAATTATTGCAACCAGTTTTATCAAAATGGAGGTTTAGTAAAAAATTAGGCATTACGAATACCTCCTAAATTATCTAGGCAATGGAGCCTAGCATAGTAATTACATCTTTAGAATATTGAACCATATCTTTGCCACAGATTTTTTCAATAGTCTTTTGGTTATTCAAATAACCACCAACGTATGCATCAGTAATCATAGCAGAGAATGCTGGGAAGTATTCTAAACCAAATACTGTACCAGGACCAAATTGCATCATCCATCTTTCTACAATAATATCTAAGCTAACTGCTTTAGGATTAAGATGCATTGCATCTCTTAAAGAGTTAACAAAGATCTTAATATTTTCATATGGATTAAGATCTTTTTCTTTAATATCACTGTGCTTACGACAAGCTTTTTCAATAGCATCTTCTAATAAGATAGCTTCATTTTTAGAGATATCTGCTACTTTCATAGCAATATCTCTTGCTTTGTTTTCATTATCTAATTGAAGAATACCCATTAAGAAGTACATAGCAGAAAGATAAGTAACTTGAATCTTTTTAGATTCTTGAATAGAAATCTTTGCTAAGAAATCAATAATATGAGTAAAGCAATTTGCAAAGCATTTAGTAATACCAATATTCATATTTGCTCTACGTCTAAGAATATCAAAGTTTTTATGATAGATCATAGAAACACCAGCATTCATAAGATAAGAAACTAATGCTGTTTCATTTACATTGTAATCGCCATGTTTTGGATCTTTTACAATACAAGCAGATGCATCGATAAATACTTTGATTTTACCACGATCTTTACCCTTCATTTCTTTAGCACAAAATACTTTAAATGTTCTAGGTAAAGGAACATCGCAGTCTAATAAAACTGTATTTGTAGAATTAAGAATACGCAATAATGCTTCATCTGTCCTTTGATGTTTCAAATCTAAAATAACACCTTTGAATTCTTCTGTAGCTTTATCGATCAAAGGATCAGTCATAATAGCATCCAATAAGAGTTTTTGATATTTTGGATACTGTTTATAAAAGTAAGAGTCAGAGTAGGATTTTAATTCCTTCATGAGTTTTGTTTCCTCCTATCAGATATTTTTAAGTAGTTATTTTAATGTCCCTGCAGTAAATAAGCCCATTCTGTATATGATAAAATACGAGGTCTTAGACTTGTTATTAAGTGATAAAGAAAGGGGTAAAATTAATGCAATTACAAGATATTTTAGATCTTCATGTGGAAATGAATTCTAGTGATAGATACACATATAATGGTAAGAATGTACCTAGAGTTACTGAGGTACTTTCTAAAATGATTAGTGAAGAGAAGTTAATGAGTTGGGCAAATAGCCTTGGATTTAAACATCAACGATATAGAGATGTATTAAATAAAGCAGCAACATTTGGAACTAAAATTCATCATGGAATAGAATGCTTTTTAAAAGGTCAAGAGGTTCCAGAAGATACTCCATCAATCTGTTTTAAAGCTTTTCAAGAATGGTGGAAAGTAATAAAAGAAACAGAATATGAAATCATTGGTCAGGAGCAAAAACTAGTTTGTGAATGGTATGGTGGAACATATGATTGTCTTATGAAGATAAATGGAAAAATATATCTCATAGATTTTAAGACTTCTAATCATGTAACCTATAAATATTATTTGCAATTAGCAGCATATTCTAAAGTTCTTAGAGAAAAAGAGAATATCAATATAGATGGTGTCATCATTCTTCAATTAAATAAGTATCAACCGAAATACAAAGAGTATATTTTAGACCTATCTATTCCAGATCATAAAGAATATTTTGATTTATGTGAAAGAACTTTTATTTCTATTCTTTATAGCTATTATCATATTCATTATCTTGAGGAGAATTTTAATGATCTTGCCAAGAAACTTCATCAGTTCCAACCACAAAGTGCATGATAAATATGATCCATTAAATATCTTCGAAGACTTTACAAGATATATTAATGAATTTAATAGGACTGATAGTAATACAGTTGTTAGATATATAAGGAAATGGATTATAAGATATATAAAATTTCCTTTATTAAGCAATAGAATATCTAAAGGCTCTAGAAAGATTCTAAAGGAATCTTTTAAGCATCCTGAAACTTTAGTGTACCATGTATTACGATATTCTGTATTCTTATTATATTTCACCATCTTATTTCAAGTAGACTTAGAAGATCTTCTTAAAACTATATTTGAAAATAATAGAGATAGCTGTGATATTATATTTGAATATAATGATACCAGAGAGAATGCTTTCCAACGTATAAACAAAATTATCATAATCAATTACAATCTAAATAGTTTATATCTTCCGAATAATGAAAGGTTTATAAAAACTAAACTTAGATTGGATTTGGATGAGCATTTTTATACTATAGAAGAAACTATCTACAAATGTTCTACTAGATTAGAAACATCTGTTGCTGAAGTCGAATCTTTTAGAAGATTCCAGATAAATGAAAAGGGAATGATAATCAATCCTAATTATATCTTTAGCAATAATCTTAAAGCCGAGGAATACAGTAAATATTCTGTAATGGCTGTTAATATAATGGGAATTTTAGATATCATTTTAAGATCAGTCTTAAATGTTGGAGTTACCAAACAGATTCCAGAAGATACTAGAGCATAAACTTGCTCTAGTATTATTCTTAACTTAAATTTTGGTCACATACTATAATAAGGTAAGGAGTGATTAAAGAAAACAATGAAACAAGTAGTAAGTTTTGATAATATAAAAGATACATTTGTTGAAGCTCACATATCAGATTTGCACTTTGGTACTATAGAGCCTTTAACTGAATATAAAATCTTAAATGAACAATTTTTAAACTATCTTGAAATGATGAATGTGTTAGATATAGTATCTGTTAATGGGGATATATTTGATCATAAGTTTATGGCAAACTCTGATGCTGTAGTATACGCAATCTCATTTGTACAAAGATTAGTTGATATATGTAAAAGAAAAAATGCAACCTTGATACTCATAAACGGTACTGGATCTCATGATGCTGATCAGCTCAAGATCTTTGTACCATTTATGAATCAAGGTTGTGATCTAAGGATTGTAACCCAAACTCAATTTTTATTTATCAAAGGTAAGAAGATTCTATGTATTCCAGAGATGTATAACATGGGTGAGCCATATTACAACCAATTTTTAATCAATTCTGGATTATATGATGCTTGTTATATGCATGGTACTTTCAAAGGTGCAATCTTTGGTAAGAACAAAAGAGACCTAGCATCTAATAGGGAGCCAGTATTTGATATAGAAGACTTTGGTAATTGTAAAGGTCCTATTATATCAGGTCATGTTCATGTTCATGGTGTATATAGTAATGACTTTTATTACTGTGGATCTCCTATAAGATATAAATTTGGTGAGGAAGAAGAAAAGGGGTTCATCGTTCTTCTACACAATATCAAAGAAAGAAAATATATGGTTCATTTTGAACCTATTAAGTCTTTCCGATATGATACTATTAATCTTGATGAAATGATTAATCAAGATCCTAGGATTATAATTGATTATATCAAAGCATTATTGAATGAGGGTATAGATCATCTTAGAATTCTTATTACTAAGAACAATCCTAGAACTATAGAGTTGCTTAAGAATTTCTATAGAAGTAAGGCTAATGTAAAAATTGAAACTAACTTCGAACAACAGAAGATACAAAAAGAGTTGCATAGTATGAATCAGAAATATCAAAAGTACGATTATCTATTTGATAACAACTTATCTCCTGAACAAAAGTTAGTACAATATATGAACCAAGAAGAAGGAAATGATTTTTGGAGCGTTGAAAAGTTTGCTGACTTCATGTCTTATATTGAAAAACTTTAACCTCGAAAACATTATAATACTACTCGAACGAAAAATATAAAAACTATAAATGGGAGTTTCTAGTATGACAGACTTTGACAAGAGAAAATCAAAATATCAGCCAACGAATACAAAAACTGCTAGAAAGGCTCCTCAAGCTTCTGGCATCACAGAGTATATGCTGAATTCGTTTTGCCGATATGCTCTCTCTATGAATGATAACATCCGTAAGCACGGATTAACTATGCTAAATAGTTTAATCATCAGGATCAATCCTGAAGATTTTATAAAGAATCAAAACTGTGCCATTAAGTTAAGATTCTTAAAAGCAATTCTAGAAAATAGAATGAATGGATTGAATGATAGAGAAATGATTCTATCTAATATCAATCTTACTATGGATATAACTAATTTAGAAAAAGATCAATCTTTGACTAGAGAACTTTCTAATGATGAGGTTATATCTATTGAGGGTAATATTTCTATGCTATTAACTAATACTGAAGTTGATGAGCATATTAACGTATTACTCGATGCTATCACTAAATATCAAAATGCAGATTTTAGAGAAAAGAATCAAACCATTGATTATTTAAAATCTAGAATTAGTGATATCCAAACAGTATTTAGGCGTAATGAAATAAATAAAGACTCATCTGATACGTTGTTCAGATTATCTCAGTTAGAAACAACTGTTCCAGATATTCATAAGTATGTAACTAGCCCATCATATAAATTGGTTACTGGAATGCAGGGATTTAATGCTATGCTTGGTGGAGGTTTCCAAAAAGAACGTGTATATTCATTCTTTGGTGCATCAGGTTCTGGTAAGACGACAACTCTAGAGAATATAATGTACCAGTTATGGAAATATAATCAAGATTTCATAACTCAAGATAAATCTAAAAAGCCATGTATTATATTACTAACAATGGAAAACTTGGTTGTAGAAACAGTTTGTTCATTATATCATATTATGACCAAAGGAAAATCTATGGAAGCATGTGCTACTGCTGAAGATGCAATAGCACAATTCAAAGCATGCCAATTTGAATTTGATCCAGAAAATAAAAGAGCTGTAGAGTTATTTATCAAATATAAACCTGTAAATTCTGTAGATACTTCCTATATGTATAAGATAGTAGAAGACTTAGAAGATGAGGGATTTGAAACTATAGCATTCTTACAAGACTATATGATGCGTATCAAACCATCTGAAAGAACAAAAGATGTTTATCAGGATCTTGGTACAGTAGTAAATGATTTTAAAACATTTGCAATCTCTAAGAAGATCCCAGTAATAACCGCATCACAGTTGAATCGGGAAGCTATGAAAATCATTGATGAGGGAAGAAATGCTAATAAGCTAGATTCTATTAAGAAACTAGGTCGTGCGAATATTGGTGAATCTATTAAGATAGATACAAACCTTGATGGTACATTTATCATTGTTCCAGAATATGATAAAGAGGGTAATAGATATCTTGGTATTAAAATGACTAAGCATAGATATAAACTCCCTCCTACTCATAGATTAGATTCTATATTCCAACCATTCTATCCAAAATCTGTAGCATTGGTAGAGGATTTATTTGAACCAAAAGCGGTATATAGAGAGTCTCTAATAAATAATGATATTGAAGAGGTAACTTCTAAATTTGGTACAACAGAGCATGTTTCTATAAATAATCCTGCTAAAAGATTAGAGGCTTTAAACAAGTCTGTTGATATGACAGCTGGAACAGGATTGGTAAAAACTCCTAAGAGAGACAACAGTGTATCAATGCCTACTGAAACAATGGTTGAAAGACCTCAAATAAAAATGGAAGATACAAAGCTTATAGAGATGACTCCTAAGTTCTCATTAGATAGTGAAGATTCTTCTCCATTTGCTAAGAATAAAAAGAAAGAGGTCATACTATTAGTACCACCTCCACATCTTAACAAACAAACACATTAAAGTGGTGGTATGGGAATATTCCCATACCACTGTTTTTGTCTAAGATGAAGATGTACTAGAAGAACCAATAGATGCTGTAGAAGAATAAGATTTAGAAATAAACTTATTCACAGGTGTAATGATCTTATCTTTGGCATGTTTTTGATTATAAGTATTCATAGCCATAGATTCTTTATTATAAATAATAGATAAAGCTTTAGATAAAGCAGCTTTGGGTAATAGATACAATGTTTTATTCGGAATTGTAAATTCATGGGTACTACAAATATTATTTAAACGTAAGATTATATAGAATAACTTTGTAGAGCCATAAATTTTATATGCCAACATTTTAGGATTATATTTATACTTATTGATTTCTTGAGAAGATAACTCTATCAAGATAGATTGTTCTTTGAGATCTGTTAAGTAATCATCTAATAAGTTCTTTACTACAAATTCAAATCCATCTCTAGTTTCATAATAAGAGATAGATTTATAATCTGAATTATCACTAGCAGAATTACCAGCATCAATAAACTCTTTAAGAGTATGAGTTTCGGTAATACTAAGACTAGCACTATTATAATATATAGCCATTGGTTATTGCTCCATTCCTATAATTTGTGGTTTAGTAATATCCCCACTTAAAAAGGTGACGATAAATCTAGTACCTACTGGGATATATTTCTTTGGATAAGTTCTTGTAACTTCTCTTGGAAGAGCTAATTTAACTACTGCTGTTCTTTTTACTTCACCAAATTCTAATCCATCTGTTTCTTTATTCATAAGATTAGGAATAGATACTTGATTTCTATATAAAGCCCGGCTATTATTTTGCATACCTCCAGTCATTTGGAGTTTGAATAATTGCTCACCAGGATGGAATTTATTTACATAATCATCTAAAAGAATAGCAATCTCAGTATTAGAATTCACGTTATGAGTACTCATATTATTATCACCTCTTTCATTATTAGTGTGTCGAAATATAAAATATAAAAACGATATTGATAAATTAGTAATAGATATATTAAAAGAAAGGAAAATTATTATGGCAAAGAAAAAAGTTAACGTATTAGGTGGAGATATTGCATCTTTAACAGACTTTAGATCATCTACTTGCACCAATCCAGAATTATCTGAAAGATTTATTAAAGATGTGATGAGAATTACTGGTCTTGAAGAAGATCATGAGGGTTATATTGTAGATACAGAAGAAGATTTTGAAAATCCAGATTATATTGTTGTGAGAGGAAAGTTCTTACGTCATACCAATAGAGGTATTCTTCATAAGAAAGATTTGATCTTCGATCCTTATAACAACCCAATCATTATGGATGAGTTATTAAAGCAATATTTACAAAAGTCTCATCCAGAGATTGTATCTGCTCAAATTATGTCTGCTAAACCTAACCAAGCTCCTAAAGTAGATACTTATGGATATATGACGTTATTATATTCTAATGGGGCTAAGATTCAAACAGATATGCATTATAAGGATTCTACAAAATATCTTGAAGCATATATGAGATTAGAGGCTATGACCAATAGTCTAGTAAGAGAAACTCTTGCTATATATGATGCTTATGAAAAAGAATACTTCGAAGCTCTTGAAAATGAAAAGGTTAAAAAATGAGAATAGATTTTGAATTAACTGATGAACAACAAGCATTAATAAAGGCTGCTGTTCATTGGTATAAACATGAATCAGAATTAGTATTCCAATATAGTGCTCCTGCTGGTGCTGGTAAATCTACAGTAATGCATTGTATTATAGATCAATTAGGACTAAGACCAGAACAGGTGGCTCCTATGGCATATGTTGGATCTGCGGCTATCGTTATGCGACTTAATGGATTTTCAAATGCATCTACAGCTCATTCTTGGTTATATAAATTAGAAGTTAAGACAGAGAAAGATGGAGTTATGGGGAAAGAATATACTTCGAAAAGATTTGTATATTCTCCACTAGATCCTAATGAAATCAAACTTATATGTGTCGATGAAGCATCTACAATACCTCTAAAGATGAGACAAGAGATGGAAACAAATGGTATTAAAATATTAGCTTGTGGTGATCTTAATCAGTTACCACCAGTAGCAGATAAACCTGGTTTCCTTTATACTGGAAAAGTATTTAGACTATCTAAAATCATGAGACAAGCTAAACATTCTGCTATTGTTGAAATCTCTAATATGCTTATAAAAGGTATACAGCCTAGAATAGGTAACTATGGGGATGTAATGGTTATATCTAAAGATGATCTTAATGATGATATGATCAAAGCATACAAGACAATTATCTGTGGTACCAACAAGACTAGGGATAAATTCAATGGTTATGTTAGACGTAATATATTACATACATCTAGTCCAGTTCCGATGATAGGAGAAAAGGTTGTATGTAGACAGAATAACTGGAGAGTTGGAATAGATGGTATTAATCTAGCTAATGGTTTAGCTGGCACAGTTACCAACTATCCATCTATTACTGGTTATGAGGCTAAGAGTTTTATGATGGACTTTGTTCCAGATCTATTCCCAGATATTAAATTCGAAAAGTTAAAATGTGACTTTAAATACTTCATATCTGATTATAGAACAAGACGTGAAATGAAGTCTATGATGAATAATAAATTCAGTTCTAAATTAGAAAAGTTTGAATTTGGATATGCAATCACTACTCATATATCTCAGGGGTCTCAATACTTTACTGGAATATACTTAGAAGAACATCTCCACAGAGATATACAGCGAAATTTAAACTATACTGGTATCACAAGATTTAGAAACTCTTGTATCTATGTATTACCAGTTAGACGTATGATGATTCCTGTAAGAAAGTCTGTGGTCTCTTTAAATGGTCGATCTATACTATAAAGTAATATAAAGAAGAAGAGGGTCGTAATAACCCTCTTTTTTTGTTTTAAACTACACTTCAAATGTATACTATAATAGTGTAGTGTAGTTCTAATTTAACCATATAAGGAGGAATCTAGATGCCAATATTTAGAGAACGGAAACAAATAGTACAGCTATTCGACCCCACTACTAGAGAAGAAATAATTATTGATGACAAGCCATATTTGTTATTATTCGTACTTGCTGGTAATGATACTACAGATGAAGGTGAATGGATAGCTCTACGAGGTAGAGAAACAGTATTCCAATATCTTCTACAATCATTCATGAATTATGACTGCTTAAATAGTTATGTCATGAGTGGTAATCTCGGATTAGGTCGCGAAGTCTCCATCTATTCTTTTTTGCGTATGCTAATTGAAAAACATTTTCCTGATCAAGGATTAACCGTTGAAGAATTAGATGAATATGTAATGGATTATGCTAATCAAGATAAGGATTCTAATTTAATGGAACCTAGTGACTTACAACTCCATTATTATAAAGAGATGAACTCGCCAACTAAATAGTACTCATTAAAATTATTAAGTATTAGAAAGTAGGTGAAATTAAATGAGAGAAATCAAACCACAGTTTGTAAATAAGAAAACAGATAAAAGTATGTTTTTGGATAAAATGTATGGTGGTAATAGGAATGATATTATTACCATGGACCATATCAGAAGAAACATCAAATTTTTATTCAGAGATATAGCTAGAGGATCTGTAACAAATCCAAAGTTTGAAGAAGCATTAAAATCAGATACAAGAATATTACAATATGCATTAGATATGCTTGCATTTGATATTAGAAAAGCAAATGTTATCTTAATAGCATTAAATGATAGCTGTCCAGGCCTTTATACTAAAATAGGGGATAATGGATTGATAAATGAAGTTATTAATGAAACTAATGCTAAAATGATCATGTATCAAATTATGTATAATGGCATTTCGGCTTATATTCAAACAGGTGATTTTATTCAACTTAGAAGCGTAGGGATGACGTTAAACAATCAATTCAATAGAAAGTACCAATCGGTATTCTTCTAATGATAAATGGCTATCGCTCGATATTTCATAGAACTACACTATCAAAGCATTCTATAAGAAGAATGAGACAGAGAGCGAACCTTCGAAATAAGAAAGGTCGTAATAGATTCGCAAAGAATATAATCCGATACGGATTATGTCTTTACGATATCCCACGTCATCCTAGATTTACGTCTTTTTTCTACTATATGAAGCATATGTGTAAAAAAGCTAATAACAAAAGTCCATTATGTAAGGTATATTTATATAAGAACTATATAGTTCCTATATCAATAGATGGAGTGATTATTACTTGTTTTGAAGTCAAAGAAGATTTCAAACAAATGTTTGATGAAATAGTAGAGTATAAAAACAAATTAAGAGATCCTAAAACTAATATAACGGAAAATATTCTTCAAGGTTTCGTATCACTTAATTAGGTTTACATTCAAATAAACCTAATTTTTAGAAAGCGAGGTATTCAATCTTGGAAACAGTTGACGTTGTAAAATTAAGAACTCTTTGTGAAAAAGCTGAGACTGAAGTAAGACGCGGCGATGGTTCTGTTGAAAAAATGAAATTCCCTACTCATGTTGTATGCGATAACAGTTTGAATGTAATAGATTATCATAATGGAAATGTAATTTGGAATGATGCTGAAGGCTATTTCGTATATTTCCTAGTAATGAACCCTAGTACTATTCATAACTCTCCATCTGCTGGCATGAGTTTTGGTGCTAAGTCCATGGTTCCAGCTGCTATGATCTGTATTGATTATGGCGAAATTCAAAATATTCGTTGTGAATTGAATGAAGAAGCATTTGAAGCGGTTGCTGCTGCTTTGAATATGACTCAAGATCAAATTGATTACAATAAACACCGTCTATTTGAACAAACAAATGCAGATATTGCTATTCAAAGAAAACGCATGTATGCATATTCCAATCAAGCTCATAAAAACAGCCCTGATGGAAAACGTAACTTTACTGATTTGGAAGAATATGATAAAACAGTTCATCCAGTTTCATACTAATAAAAAATTAGTATGAGTATAACACTTTTATAAACAAATGTAATTTAGTTGCATCTGAAAATACCATTCTAAATAAATTTTCGGTTGTAAACTATAATAATGATACCAATTTGATATACCTCGTTATGAGGTATATCATCTGGGTATCGCTTTTTCCATTTTTATCCTAGGAGGGAAAAACTTATGTACAATTTTAACAATGGCTATGGCCAACAATTCAATGGAATGACTTATGGTAACAATGCTCCTCAAAACCCAACAATGTCTCAATTGTTGAGTCCTGAAGAAATGTCTGAGATCCAAAAAGCACCTCAAGCATTCCAAACAAAACTCACTCGCGATGAGTATCTTCGTGCACTTTGTACACACAAAGATCAAAACGGTAATATTAAATTAGAAAAATTGGCAGACGGCCGTTATCACTGCCCAATTTGTAACTCTGATTTCAATTTGATCGATTTGAACGCTGCTAAAGGTGATATTGAACAAATCTGCTTGAACATGAATGATTTATATCAATCCATCAAAACATACTTGCCTAATCCAACTAGCAGCATGCGCGATATTTACATGATGATTGCATTCTTCAACAAAATCCCACAATTATGGGGTATTGCTAAAAATGCATTTGAAAAGATTACTAACGTTAATGGCGTATTACAACCAGCAGATGAAACTAACGCATTCCAAATCTTGGGTAACATCTTTAACCAACCTGGTTTCGGTGGTTTATACCCTAGCAACTTCCAAGCTGGCATCGGCAATCCTGCTATGATGTACAATGCTGCTCCAACAGCTCCTGTATATGGTGTTCAACAACAATTCCAACAACCAGGTGCTATGCAAGCTCCAGCACAACCAATGCCTCAATTCCCTAGTCCAAACCCAATTGGTACTGTAGAGGCTCCTCAAGATTTCACTGCTAATGCTGCTCAACCAACTTATGCAGTAAATCCTAATGTAGCAGCTGCTCCAGCCGCTAATCCTAATGTAGCTCCTGTTCCTACTCCAGACGTAGTAGAACAACCAGCTGCTCAACCACAAGCTTAATATAAAAGCTTAATCTTTTTTATAATCTGATATAGGATTTCATCATCTATTATAATACATACAAAGTTCACACTATTCCAAATCCTATATCAGATATTTCTTTCTAACACAACAAACTCTAATATTGATTGCTAATCACACACTATGAAGAGAAGATGGTTAATTCCATCTTCTCTTTATTTTTTTTTATTTTAAAATATAAAATAATTATATACTATAAAGGTGAGAAGTATATTTAGAATAAAAGATATATTTCTTAATTAGAAGAATATAAAATTTTTTGAAAAGAAAGGAGGGAAAATCATGTCATTGTATGATTCTGTGGTAGAACTTTTCTCAAAAGATGAAGAAGAGGAAACTCTAGATAACTACTATCGCCCATATGCAGAAAAAAGAAATATTGGTGAGATTAAGAAAACCGTTGAATTCGATGTAAACAAGTTAATTGAAAATCCAGAATTCTTGAGAGTGGTAGAAGAATTATTTGGAACCCCACATTTTATGGTAAAATTAGCTTTAGATGGAAAAGATGGACTAGTTATAGAAATTCCAGTAGAAAATCTATTTAGAGGAAAAGATTCTAAAGATGAATCATTCATCAAAGTTAGTCGAATAGGGATGTCGTTTGTGACTATGAGATCAGAATCCCAACAAGTCAAAGATGATGGTACTACAATTGAGACTAAAAAGAAAGTAGAAGAAATCCAATACGACTTTAAAGGATTGCCAAACAACTATCCTAAAGAAGTTGATGGTGATACGTTCAGCCTATTCGTGCCATATGCAAAGATGGCATACTTTGTAGAGGTATTAATAGCAGATAATATTATTAATATCAATTCTATGAAAGTAGTAACTTCAGAGCCGTTAGAATGCAAGTCTTATAACTTTAGTAAGAACAAGGAGGATAAATAATGGCTGAAGAAAAGAAGAATGTTAAATTGAATAACAATAGCAACAAGAAAGAAATATCAGAAGCTCAAGTAGTTGATACTATTAAAGAGTATCATGATCAAGCCACACAAGATATTGCGGCAACCAAAATGATCAGAACTGCACAAAGTTTATTGGTAGGAAACTGTGATACTGAGCTTGGAGAAAAAATTATTCATAGTGAACTATTGAATATCTTAGCAGAATATTTAGAAAACAACAACTATGATATTCTATGCAACTCTATTTTAGAGTTAATTAGAGGAGAAGAATAAGATTAGTTAAGTAGTAAGTAAATAATTTAGTTTTTAAAGAAAGACTATTTTGGTTTTTCTTTAATTATATATTTCACATTCTGAAAGGGAGACACGAAGAAATGAAAAACATTATTAAAAACAAAACATTATTAACTGCAGCTATTATTTCCGCAATGGCATTCGGTACTACTAGTGCATATGTTGTACCTACAACTGATGCGCCTGGTGATATTCCTAATAAGGCTTTAGCTAGCAATAGTGAGTATAACGATGTATATGCTGGTCATGGCGCATATTCTGTCGGCCGTCAAAATACAATTAATGCTAGCGCTACAAGTGCTTTTGCAGCAGGTTACAACAACACTATCAATGGTGATAATGCTGTTGCATATGGTAATTCCAATAAAGCTATTGGTACAAACTCCTTGGCTGGAGGCGAATATGCTACAGCTAAAGGTCGAAATAGTGTAGCTATTGGTTCTAGCGCACAGGCATTAAAAGACAATACGTTTGCCATTGGTTCTCAAGCTCGTACTAATGGTGTTAATACAGTAGCTATTGGTAATGGTGCTTATGCTACTGGTGCTAACGCACTTGCTATGGGGTATGGTACTACAGCAGAAGGTAAAGATTCTCTTGCTCTTGGTTCATTAGTTAAGTCTAATTCTAAAAACAATGTAGCTATTGGTATGGTAGTAACTACCAATAGTAATGATAGTGTTGGTATTGGTACAGCAGTTACTACCAATAGTAATAATAGTGTTGGTATTGGTAACAATGTTGTTAATAACCTTAGCAATAGTATCGGTATCGGTAACGGAGTTGCTACTGACTTTAATACTATTGGTATTGGTAATGGGATTGAAACCAAGGTTCAAGACACTATTGCTGTTGGCAATGGTGTAATTTCTAATGGCGAGTCTTCTGTAGCCATTGGTAATGGTATCCATGCGGATGGTGTCAAAACTGTAAACATTGGTACAAATGTAAATGCTAAAGGCGTATCTTCTATTGTTGTTGGTCGTGATACTACTGTAAATGGTGATGATACTACAGTAGTTGGTGCTAATAATGGTACTGTTGATGCTGACCAAAGTGCTATTTTTGGTTATAATAATATCGTAAAAGACAACTCTAAAGAACAATTAATCTTTGGTAGCAATAGCACTACTGAAGGCCAAGGCGCAACAGTTGTTGGTAGTCATGCTGCAGCAACAGCTATCGATGCATTAGCATTAGGTAATAATACTATTGCCGATGTTCAAAACGGTGTTGCAATCGGCACTAATTCTGTTACAGAATCAGCTGTTGGTACATCCAATATTAAGGATAACACAACAGATATTCGTTTCAGTAATTCCACTTATGCTGGTTCTACTCCTGACTCTGTAGTATCCTTTGGTACTAATGGTCGTGCCGGTGCTGGTGGTGTAACTAGTTATACACGTCAATTGCAAAACGTAGCAGCTGGTCGTGTATCTTCCACTTCTACAGATGCTATCAATGGCAGTCAATTATATGACGTAGCCCTTGAAGCGCAAAAACACAATACTCTTGTAGATGGAACTAATACAACAGTTACATCTCAAGATAACGCCTTTGGTCGTAAAGAATACAAAGTTAATGTTAACCGTGATTTGACTAATATGAATTCTGTTCAATTCAATACAGTTAATGATCCACAACGTAACTATGTATCCAAAGACGGCATGCATGTATTTGATGGTGATGTAAATACTAACTATGCATCCAATGGTATCAAGATTGAAAATACTGATAATCTAGATACTGCAGAATATAATATGGATGGCATCAATATTAATTCTAACGGTAAAAACGTTCGATTTGGAACTGATGGTATTACTGCTGGTAATCAAATTATTAATGGCGTTAAAGAAGGCGTAGCTGGTACAGATGCTGTTAATGTTGATCAAATGAAACGCGAAATTGAAGCTAATAAAGCTGTAGAATCCGTTATCACTGATAACCAAGTTGATAATATTGCTAGTGTTAGAGTTACTAATGGTAAATCCACTGGTGATGCTAATGCACAATACGGTATCTATGTAAGCAAAAATACTGTAACAGATATTGCTAAAGCTGCTAATAAGTTTGAAGGTGACTCTGTAATCAAAGTAGAAACAACTACTGGTGCTAATCATACAGCAGATACTACAACATTCAAATTTGATGGTAACGAAGCCGCTAAAGTATTACCTGTATCCTATAAAGCAAATGGTGGTGCTACAAATAAAGTAATGGCAGACAAAGGTTTAAACTTTGTTAATGGTAACCATATCAATGCATCCGTTGGTGCTGATGGTTTAGTACGTTTCGATCTAGATCAAAACATTCCTAACCAAATCAACTCCAATGCTAATGCAATCAATGGCCTTTCCGATAAAGTTGCTAAAAACCATAAAATCTCTGAACGTGGTATCGCTGGTACTGCTGCATTAGCTGCATTACATCCATTGGACTTCGATCCTGATCATAAATTAGATGTAATGGCTGGTTATGGTCATTTCCATGGTTCTAACTCTGTAGCATTAGGTGCTGCTTATCGTCCTAACGAAGACTTAATGTTCACAGTTGGTTCTACTGTTGGTAATGGTGATACAGTTCTTAATGCTGGTGTATCTTACAAAGTTGGTGCTAAATCTGGCGTTTCCCGTTCTAAAGTAGCTGTAGCAAAAGATGTTGCAGATATGAAACGTGAAATGGAAGCAATGAAAGCACAAAATGCTAAAATTACTGCGATCCTAAATGCAGTACTTGGTGCTGACTTACCACAAGATCAAAATACAGTATTCCCAGATGTTCCAGAAAACCATTGGGCATTTGAAGCTGTAGATGACTTGGCTAAACGTGGCTTGATCATTGGTTATGAAGATGGCATGTTCAAAGGCGATCGTGTATTAACTCGCTATGAATTTGCTGAAGTAGTTCATCGTGCAATTCAACGTGCTAAAGAAATCAACGCTCCTATCGATGGTCGTTTGGTTGATGAATTCAAACCAGAACTTCTTCGTTTCGAAGTTGAACAAAATGGCAAACTAGAAAGAGTTCATGCATTGAAATCTAATAAAGATATCAAACGTGACTCCTATGGTAGCATTGTAAAATAATCTAAATAAAATTTCAGGTATGGGAGAAATCCCATACCTGATTATTTTTTTAAAAGGAGAAGTATTATGAGTATGACAAGATTGGAAGAAATGAAGTTTATTAATTCTTATATGGAGATTATTAATTTCAACATCAGAGCTATATCTGATATAATTACTACAAAATCTATTGAGCTTGATATGGAATTACCATACAGAGGAACATATCCAGAATTTGATGTTAGTTTTGGTACTAGTAAAAAGGTGCATTTTGTTTCTGATGGTGGTATTGAAGCTAGATTTAAGAAAAGCACAGAAGATTATTTTAAACCTCTTAATGCGATCAATATGATTATGTATAAAACTGGTGCTACAGTTTTTCTTAAAGATCTTGAATTAAATCTTTTAGATGAATGTATAAGATGTGGTGCTACAGATGTATTAAATGATTTTAGTAGATTTTTAAATATTACTATAAATACTTGGAAAGGTGTAGTGTTTAAACTAGATAAATTAAGTGATCAAGAATATGATCATATTTGTCTATTACTTAATATGAATGCTGAAAGTATTAATAGTTCTATTATGATGCTAGAAAAACTTTTAGAAAGTAAAGATTAGTTTATTTAAAATGGGGGTATATTATGATAGCAGAAGATTTTGAATTTGTTCAACAAAGTGAAACTGAGTACATCGAAGTCCTATACATGTGGAATATAGGAGGTATCGAAGTTAAAGGCTATAATATTAATGACAAAATTGTTGAAGTATATTTTAAGTATGATGGTGTAAAATTTTTAATAAGATCTCAAAAAAGACCTACATACAGCGAACGTTTCTTAGATGTAATTAGAGCTTTATTGATTGGTAATTATTCTAATGATATGACTACAGTTATTAAAGTAGCTAAGAAAGTTGGCAAACCAATTTTGATTACGTCTGGTATTTATAAAAACAGTCGTGAATTTACAGTTAGACTAAAGTTCCCAGTAGAGAATGGGTATAGCATCCTATTCATGGAATTTGATAAAGTAGATCTAGATACATTATATGGCGTACGTTTTAGCTATGTAATCAAAGATAAAAATGCTAGAATTAAGCACGGTAATACAGATGCTACTAGAAAAGTTTTCTCTTATATGAATGATTTAATGTTTAATTAAGGAGTAGATTGATTATGTTGTATAGTGATATTAAAAACGTCTTCCAGAACTTTGCAAAGAATTAGTTCTTATGATTCCTAAAGATATTGAATACTCATATCATGAAGATTATGAAGGAAATGTTTCTGTCAAAATTGTAAAAGATGAGGATAGAATCAATCTAGAAATTAATGATATTAAATTCAGTATTGGCCCTTCATATTTTGCAGAAAGATATTATCTAAATTGTGAAAAATATGAAGACGCCTTTTCTAGAAATCCAGAACCTATTATTCTTTTATCAAAACTCTTTACAAACTTAGCATGTGAATCAGATAAAGAATTTAATAAGATCATAGGAGAAGGAGATCAAGAATCTGATAAAGATATGATTAGATTCCAAATTATAAGAATTGCTAAAGGATTTAATGATCTTCATGGATGGTTTTCAAATCCAGCTTATCTTAAAGCAGAAATAGAAGAAGCTGAAGAACGAGCATATTATGCTGAACAACGTAAAAGAGATGAAGATTCTTTCTGGGAAGAAATGGCTGCAGTTGGAGTGACTCCAGAAGATGTATATGATTAACATTTTATATGAAGTCTTATCGGGATATTATTAATAATATCCTGATGGACTTTTAAATAATGAGAAATTTAATAAAACTCATTATTTTTTCTTCTAATTATGGCTTATGAGGTGAGATTATAATGCTCAAAAAACAGTATTTCGACACAAACACTAATACGGTTAGTACCACTAGTATGACTGCAGCAGAATTGCTTGTAGAGGTAGAAGATAGACTTAAGAAGTATGAAACTTTAGTATTTAATAAAGAGATATTAATTCATGCCTTAACATTGGCATCTATTTTTCCTAAAGACTGTAAATCCCATTTTAATGATCCTCATTATTTTATTTCATTGGCTGAATATACTGATCATGATGTAGATCTTATGATTTCACTAGTATCTGAGAAATATGGAATTAGATATAATGATCTAAAAGAATTATATGATTATATTATTAACAGATATACTATCAAATATTATGATGGTGGTGTAAGAAAGAAAGAATTCCAATTACCTACATATGTGAGAGTTATGTGTGATATCAATAAAGGTTTGCAAGTTAAAGAAATTATTGGTAATAGAGCTAAATGATATAGTAGTTGTATACTATAATAATGGAAGCTATAATAACAAAATAGTATTCTTTGATTAAAATTGAAAGGAGAATGGAATGAAGATTCCAAATAATTCTAATCTCTCCAAAGAGATGACAGCTAATATCAAGGACTACTCTAAAAAGATCAAGAGTCTTGAATCCTTTGCTAAATCCGTTCGAAAGAACCCAGGTCAATATTTATCCTCAACTGGTAATGAAGGTCAATTGAATGCTATTCGAGAAGTATTTCAAAATGCTACAGATGAATTGAATAGACTAGTGTCTCCATGTGATAAAGTATGGATTGAGTTCTGGGAAGGTTCTTTTAGAACTGTAGTAATCGATAATGGTCGTGGTATTCCAGCAGAAGATATTGTTCGCGTATTTAGTAGGGAACATACTTCTACAAACTATGAAAAACATAAAGGTGAATATCCATCTGGTCTTCATGGTGTAGGATCTAAATGTACCAATGCTGTATCTTCTAGATTCACAGTCACTACTTATCGTTTAGGCAAAGCTTACCAAATTGAATTCTCTGAAGGTGAACCTTTAAAGAAATATGGTACTGGTAAGAAAGGTCCTGATGGTAAAGAAATCTTTATGCCTAAAGAAATCAAATACCCAGCTGGTGCTCAAGGTACTGTAGTAGACTTTGAACCAGACTTTTCTATCATGGGTGAGATCACACTACGTCATAAAGATATTTATCGTTTAGTATCTAATATTGTACCACTATTAAAACCTGGTGCTGAAGTATTCTATACTGCACATCTTTTAGATGGTTCTACATTTACTGATCACTTAGTAAATAAAGATGGTGTTCTTACATATCTTATCAATAAAACTGATAAGCCTATGATTAAACCAATCATATATACTCATGATACTGGTGAGATGAAAGTAGAAGTTGCTATGACTTATGTAGCTAATGTAAATGCTGGTCCAGATGTAATGACATTTGCAAACACTTCTCCAGTAAATACTCAATTATCCACTCCATCTATTGGTTATTTTAAAGGTGTATGTGACTTCTTTAAAGGTTATATGAATAAGATCTTCTTAGCAAATAATAAGAAGAAATTAGAAGTAACCAACTCTGACGTATTGACTGGTTTAGTCGGCATTGTAGCAGCAGCTCATATGGACGTTATGTTTGATGGTCAAGCAAAGAATGTTTGTAAAACTCAAGAACTAACACCATTTGTTAGAGAGGTAACTATTGACGCATTAAAAGATTGGTCTAAGAAGAACCCAGATGATTTGCAAAAGCTTTGTAACTTCTTAAAAGATGTAGCAACAGCTCGTACTAAAGCAGATAAAGAAAAGATCAATATCTCTAAGAAGTATAAAACAAATACTATCTCTGGTACTCCAAAAGGATTTATCAAAGCAGAAAAGAAAGACCATTTAGAGTTATTCATTGTAGAAGGTCTATCAGCTGCTTCTCCATGTCAAACTTCTCGTAATGAATATCAAGCTATCTTCCCAATTCGTGGTAAAATGCCGAATGCATTCTCTAAATCTAGAGAAGAGTTCTTGAAGAATGAAGAAGTTCAAGCTATCTTAGCAATCATTGGTTGTGGATATGGTAAGAACTTTGATATCTCCAATTGCAAATATGATAAGATCATTATTCTAGCCGATGCCGATTATGATGGTTTCCATATTAGAACATTGATCTTAAAATTCTTATTGACTTACTGCCGTCCTTTAATTGAAGAAGGAAGAGTATATGCAGTATTATCTCCATTATACCATGTAGATAAAGGTACTAAGAAATGGAAGTATTTCATTGATAAAGATGACTTCACTCAATATGTGAGGGATGAGTTCGTAAAAGCAAATAAAGTTGTCCATCAAAAGACGAAGAAAGAATTCACTAAGTCTGAAATCTCTTCACTTATTATCAATAATAACAACTATGATTTCTATATGGAACGCATTGCCAATAACTATATGATTGATCCTATCTTATTAGAAGATTTATTACTATTAAGAAACGAAGCATTTAACAAATTCAATGATTTCAAGAAATTGATTAGTAAGAAATATAAGTATCTCAAAATCGAAAGAAAAGGAGATGCCGTATTGCTTAATGGCTTGGTAAATGGTATTAACGGTGATAGAGAACATACAATCATCTTTAATGAACAATTGATCAATGCATGTTCTATCTTATTAGGTTATTTAGATAAATCTGAAAAGAGATATCTTTTAAATGGTCATAAAATTGGTTTATACCAATTGATCAGTACTTTCAGAAAATCTGAGCCTAAGAATATTGAACGTGCAAAAGGTTTGGGTTCCTTGAATGATATTGAAATCGGCGTATCCACATTGAATCCTCATAATAGAAAATTATTGAGATACACAACTGAAGATATTACTAGAGAAATCGAAGAAATGAGAAAGGTTAATGATGATAAATTCACATTAATCAAAGATGTCGATATCTCCCAATATGAATTCTAATTGGGTCTTATCAAGATAAAGATAATAGAGTGCTCATTACGGGCACTCTATTTTTTTACTGCTTAAGGAGGAAGTGTAGTGTTTACAACTTTTCAATATAAAGATATTGATAAATATATAGAAGAAGATTTTAAGAATACAATAGGCAACTTTGATTACATTAGATCATATGCTGATGGTGTAAGAATATCTTATTCTAAAAAAGAAAATCTTACTACATATAATGGGTATAATGAATACAGAATTAAAGATGAAAATGGAGAACCTTTAGCTTTATTCCATTTCAATAACGACTTAATAGAAGTATTGGATATGGATACTTTAAAGAGTCTAGAACATGTATGCTTTGCAGATAATAGAAAATCTGCTAATACAGTCACAGTATTCCATCATACAGATTTAGATGGGGAATCTGCAGCATCTTTAATTTGTCAATTGTTACAATTCCAAACTCAAAGAAGTATGAAGTTTGTAGGATATAATTATTCTGGGAATGCTATTTCTAATGAAATAGAAGAAATGCTTAATAATCCTGCTATAGAATCAAGAACAAATATTGCTTTTATTGTAGATTTATCTCTTAAGAATGATCAATTAGAAGAGATCCTAAAATATTACGACAAAGTAATTTGGATCGATCATCATATCACCTCTTTATATCAAAACCCTATAGCTCTTTGTAATGAGCATAATAATTTTACTTATATTTTAGATACTAGACAATGTGGTTGTTGGCTAACTTATGCTTGGTTGTATAATTGCATCGAAGCTATTAACTCAGCATCTTTATCTGATAAAATCATTGAAGGTTTGAATTTGGATCCATTCAGAGATAATAGTGCTGGTGAGGAAATTATCAAAGTATATAAATCTAAAGCTCCATTAGTTGGATTAATTTCTTTATTTGATTTAAAACAAGATGTAGAATTTCCTATTACTTATAAACCAGCAGCATGGTTAAATCAATGGTATAATAAGATTGGAACCCTTGCTCCATACTGCAATACTTGGCAAAACTTATGGAGAGGTAATTACTTCTATGAAGAAGATGGTAAAGAACAATATCTTACTCCAGATATTAAAGATATTCTTTATCATGGTCATAAGTTATATACTATTTTCCAAGAAGAAATGCAAGCTCTTAGAGAAGCAGATCCTGTTTATGAGTATCATGTCTTTAATGAAGAAGATCATTTGGTATTCCATTGTATTAATGGATTTGGCTTCTCCCAAAGATTTGAAGATAATAGAGAAGATATCAAAATTATTGGTAGATTTGTAGATAATAGAAATAGATTCTCCTTCTCATTATATACCGATAATGAAGAGATAAAAGAACTTATTCCACTAGGTAAGATTGCAAACAAATACTTTACTGGCGGTGGTCATCCAGGTGCTGCTGGTGGTAGCTATCCTTCTAAAGAAATAGAATCAGCATTTGAAAAGATCATGAATAGAGAATTTCTAGGTAAAGATTTAGAAGTTATCATTCAATTTAAGAATATTACATTCGCTGGTACTGAGGTTGATGAATTAGAAACATTGATTGGTAATACTTCATATACTGGATCTTTTGATGATGTAAGATTTGACGAAGTGATTGATATTTACTTCAGATTATTTGTTGCTATTATTTCTTATGAATATAAATTAGCTAAATCTAAAAAATAACACAAGAGGAGACCCCTAGAGCCTTAGCGCTCTAGGGGTAATTTTTCGAACGTGTGTGTTATGTAAATAAATATATTTATATTCGCTTAGGAGGACGTGTCCTGAGAAAAGTAAAGGACACATTCTAAAATGAAACAATCTTAGCAACGAAAAAAGAAAACAAAGTATGTGTAAAACAAAGAGGCAATTTAAAATTTAAACAACTTTAACAATAGCAACATCGTCATCGCGTATTTAATTTTTCAATGGGTTACCTACCTACACTCTGGCCGTCTTAGAGTATAAATAGAATAAGCCATTACTTTATGTTACTAGGGTTTAAGCCAGTTTACAAGCATATACTATAATTATGGTAGAGATATATCTACAAGATGTTTTTAAAGGAGAAAAACGAAATGCAAAATGAGATCAAAGAATTTGGAATTGCTATGTATAATATAGCAAAGAAAGAAATCTTTCCAGACGTTGAAGAAAGGGTTAAGAGTTTTAAGGATAGAGTGGTAAATGATATCCTAAATAGAATCCCAGATGATATAAATCTTCCTATTAAAGAAACCATTAGAGAATTCAAAAGTGATATAAGAGGATTTACTCATACTCCAGAACCACATCAAAGAAAAGTTGTTGTGGAGTTTATAAGAGAAGAAGATTCTTATAAGAATAGATTTAATAATTAATACGAATATGACAAAATAGTAGAAAAATGTAAGGCGATAGAACTCTACACAAAACACGCAATATACATGAATCTTACCACTTGAAAAAGAACGGAATATTCTCCCAACCCAGTTACCCCCTGGAATGAATATTAGCACTCAATACGACGCATGTGACCTTTTGATATATGCCACAATCCGCATAACAACCATTACATATCCAAAAGCTGCTATCAAAAGGTTCAAACAAATAAATTCATGTCAAACTCAATCAGATGAAACGATCTGATACATACCTCAAAATAAATCACTCAATCACAACACAATTCCTCTGTCGCCTTATATTTTTCAATACATAGTAAAACTTCTCTCACAGACAAAGATTTGGTGAATGGGTTATTCCATTCACCGTCTTTGTTTTTTATAAATTCTTATCATTTTAGGAGGAAAATAAAATGGAAACACCTGTTAATGACTTTATCTCTCATGATATCTCTCCAGTATCTAAACAAATGTTTATTTGGTTTGTAAATCGTGAAGACGGTTCTACTGCATATGAATTTACCAATGATGGTGAAAATCATGATTACAATAAAGAAGTAGATAGTCGTAAAGATGAGATTAAAGAATTTGGTTTGCTTGGTAATGGATCTAAAATTTACTTTAATACAAAAGATGGTGTCATCCATGTAGGAAATAAAGATATTAAAGTATTTGTAGAATCAGATGAAGATTCTGAAGTATATTTACGTTTGACAGAATGTGAAGAAGCTGATTATCACAACGTAATCCAATATAAAAAAGCAGAATTCGATTATAATCCAATTCCTGGAGTGCCTCAAACAATTCCTGGTACTGTAACTAATCATTTCATTGGTTATAATTGTGAAACTCCTCAATATTCTTTTGAATTGATTCTAGATGTTCCTGTAGGCCAAGCTATGGAATTAAAAGTAATCATTACTATGAAAAATACAGATTTTGAAGGTAAGCTCTGTATGCAATATGGTGATTATGAAGAACAAGAATCTGTTACACTAGAATGCAATAAAGTATTTGAAAAGAAAATTACTCTTCTATAATAAACACAATGAACCCGTATACTCGTAATGAGTATACGGGGCATTTAATACAATAGAAAAGTTTTGAAAGAAAGGGATTATTTCTATTATAAGATAGTTAGTCTAAGAATAGACCATGTGCCATATTATGCACTTTTAGACGCATATCATTTGTAACAACTTCTGCTTTTTTTACTTCTTGATAGAAAGCTTGGATTTGTTGGAAGTTAGCAGGATTTGTCGTAGGAGCAGAGTAAATATCCTTTAATTGTTTAAGTAATGTTTGTTTTTCATCCATTGTAAAAACACCTCTTTATTTATAAGCGAAAGTAATTACTTAATGTAACCTATATCTATTTGCCAGTAGAACCCATGCCACCAGTTCTTTTTTTGTTTAAAGGTTCGATTTCATCTTTAAATACATAGAAGTTCTCTATAATACCTTGGCAGAATTTATCGCCTTTTTTAATACTGATAGGATTTTCTACTGTAAAATCAACGTAGATATGTCCTTCATTGGTTTCATTTCCAAAAAAATCTTTATCGATGACACCAATTGTATTTATGAATCTAAATCCATACTTCATACCATAAGAAGATCTAGGATAAATCTTTAAAACAAGATTTTCTAATACAACATTATTAGATCCTTTAATATTTGATAAGTTACATTTAATACCTGTAGGTACTAGATATCTTAAACCAGGAATTGCATTGATTTCAAATGGAGAATAGAAATCATATCCTGCTGAGAATGGAGTAGATCTTCTAGGAAGTTCTACTGTATCAATATCATAGTCTTCATCTTTAATATCTTTAGAATATACATAATTCCATAATCCTGGATTATTAGTTTTTAGATCTTCTAAAGCCTTTTTCCATTCTTTATTGCTTACTCGTTCGAACATTGTTGTCTCCTTTATTAATTTATTACTATTAATAATTAGTATAGGAAATCATTAATTGTAAAACTATTTAGTTTGAATTATATACTATAATAGTGAACACCTATAAAAATATAAAGGAGGTGCTATTATGAAACCTACCGTTTACGGTATTGACAAAACTGGATTCGATCCAGAAAGTGATGTAGATATTGTGTTGTGGTAATTATGAACTCACCGTTTACGGTATTGAAACCAACACTAATATCTAGTAAAAAAAAGAAATGAGAATTGATCACTCTCATTTTTTTTTTGTTTTAAACACAGGAATTCCCCATCCCAATTTAATGGGATGGGGTTGATTCCTATTAGGTGTAATAACCAGTTAAACGAATTTTAAAGGTTTTGTTACCAGGAGTACTATTGATAGGTGCATTAACGCGGAAAGATACAGTAGCAACGTTTGTACCACTTGTTTCCACACGACCATTATTCATAGTACCTTTTAAAACGCCTTCACCAGCAGATGCAGTATTAGCTGTAACTTTTTTGGATACGAAGCTAGAACCAGAACCACCGATTTTCAACCAATCGGAATCGGAAGCAAGTTTAGTTTCAATCCATTTATCACGAGCTACGTCTTCATTTGCTGTATTACCATTAGCATCTAAAACAGTAAGAGTACATTCACGAAGGTCAGAATGATCTTCAGTATCATTACCACGGTTGTTCCAGATATTAACCACTAATGGAGTAGAAGGTTCTTGAGCTTTTACAGTACCAACAGACCAAGTGTCTACTGGGCTTGTATTGGCTTCATTATATAATGTAATTACTGGACCCAAATTTGCAGCCATGTAATTTACCTCCTATTATACATAATAACCATTAACACGAATTTTGTAAGTTTTAGTACCAGGTGTAGCATTTACAGGTACAACAACTTTCAAATTCACTTTACAGTAGTTTTGTTTAGACGATGTAGTATTTTTATTACCATCGTTAACTGTTCCTTTGATTGTGAAATCACTAGCTGCAGTAACTGCTTCTGCTTGGAGATGTTTACCATCAGAACCACCTACAGGTGTCCATGTAGAAACGTTACCGTCAACTTTAGGTACGTTTACACGAACCCATTTGCCAGCAACTAATTCACCGTTGGAAGAACCGTCAATATCGAGGGCTGTAATAGTTACATCTTTTAAGTCAGAAATAGCAGTAGAGCCATTGCGATTGTTCCATACATATATAGAGAAAACAGCAGATTCATTACTTGCTTGAACGACACCAGCGTCCCAGTTAGTAACAGATTTATCTGATTCATCCATAATAGTAATACTTGGAGCTGCCATGAATGCACTCCTCCTTTCTTTTCAAAATATTATATAAGTGTTATCACTTCGAATCTTAAAGGCTCGATAAAGCCTCATTAAGATGTCAAGTGATATCATTATATCATAATACATCGTATCCAGTTGTAAGATTTAATTTATTCTCTTGTAATCCTAGATACTTCGCAAGAGTTCTTTTAAATCCACCATTTGCAGTCATTAACCCCCTAGGGAAAGAATCCTCTACAGTTTGATCTTTTATATAAACATTTATAGGATTTTTTATTTTGGTACAATCTTTGAAGGCTTTGTGATTATTAAAAGTATCTTCATCATATCTTAAACTAGATAAGTCTAAAGTACCAACAATATTTTCTAAATTTGTACAACCTTTAAAACTATCAGAAAGTCTTTCTACCCTAGACATATTTACCTTTGATAATCCAACTAATACAAGCTGGGAACAATTTAAAAATATCTCATCAAATCCATGCTCAGAAAAATATAAAGTTCCACCTGTATCAAATTCAAAAGTTTCAATTCTGAGACAATCTGCGAATGCTCTAGTCATATCAATCGGTGTAGATGGTGAAAAAGTATTATTTCTAAAAATAGGATAGCTTAGACCTCTATCATATCTAAACATTTCCACACCAGAAGTGCACTTACTAAAATCAATATTTGGAACAATTTTTGATAAAGATGCATCATTCATCAAAGTTGAATTTCCCAAACCAGGGTAATTGCTTTTAACAAATCTATTCATAGAAGTCACATGAACTCCTGAATCAAAATAGTGTCTAATTCTTTCTTTATCCTCATCTGATGGGACCGAATTAGTTGCAGATGATGCAGTAAACTTTATGCCATCTGGCCATACTTTTACATTGTTATCATAATGAACCCCATGTATAGCACACCAATCATCTAAACTCTCATATTTAATACTAAGCATATAAGTAGCCCAAGCTTTATATCTTTTATCTATATGCTCGATATTATATGGGTTGCTTCTTCTATTACTATCATTAGATAAAGGAATATCATCATTATTCATAAATGGATCTTCAGATTTATAATCTGGAAGATTTGGGTCACCAGAAGGAGACTCTGCAAATAATTGCAAATCTAATTTGAAGGAAAGAGAGATAGAACTCCTTCTTTCTAATCTCTCTTTTTTATTAATAT